GCGTACTTCGTTCCAGTTCGAATTCCCGGGTGTTTTAACCGTTTTCGCATTTATCGTGAAACGCTTTGCGTTTTTCGTGCGCCGCTTCAATGGGTGAACATCTTGGATTACAATTACATCCAGACAGACAAGAAAAATATCAGAACATCTTGCAAGTGCAAAAGGACTATTGAATCCAAAACTTGTTAAATTTGCAAGAACTTTGATGTCAGGAAAAGGACATCATCCTAAGTTTTCTGCATTTCATGATCAATATCACAGTCACTCATCCAGAACATCAGGTGAAAGATCTGTTCAAGAAATGAGAGATTATATTAAAACATTTGTTTCTAAAAAAGCACAACATCCAAACAGAAGAAAAACAGAAACAGATGAACAATATGCAGCAAGAGTAGAAGAAGCAAAAGCAAGATTATCAAGAGAATTAAATGCTCATATTGATAATCACGAAAGTAAGATTTCATACTCTCTTTGCAGCACATAATCATTTGATAAATGCTAAACACCATTTATTAGATCAAATGAGAGAACATGAAGGCAGATTTCAACTTCAAACACATAGAGGTGAAGAACATGAGGGATTTGTATCTTCTATAGGTACTCCGGAAAAGATGAAAGAATGGCAAAATTTGTTCGAGAGGGTGAAGCCGGATTCCCAAAGAAAAATCATAACAATCCTAAATTTGCTAGATAAAGGAGATAATATGTCACAACAACAACCACAACCACAACAACAACCAAAACCACCAAGAAAAGGCTGCGGATGCGGCGGAGGTAAAAAATGAACTACAAAACAAAGATGATGGTAAAGCATAAGAGACTTTACGGCGGTGAATATTACAAAGAGAATGGAAAATGGTATTGGAAGAAAAATCCAGAGGATGTTGGTATTTTAGTTTCATCGGGTTGGGTAATCAAAAGAGTAAATGAATACAAGCCAGAACAACCAGTTCCACAAGAACCAGTTGTCGAAAAACCTGTAGAAGTACTTCCAACTCCAAAAACAACACCAAAGAAGAAAACAACAAAAACAGAAAATAAAAACAGAAACAAATCAATGAATTTTTTGATTTTAAAAAATTGATAGAAGGTAGAATTTCTGATGTTGCTCGTAGAGTAAAACCAAAGGAAAGGCATGTTGTATTTTCCTTTGGTAGAAATCAACCACCAACTGCAGGACATGGACATATAATAGGTCATGTCATGGATTTAGCAAGACAACATGGACACGATCATGTTGTCTTTACATCTGGCACTGGACCAACACATAAGTTGAAAGCAATGAGAGATAAAAATCCATCTGCATCCACATGAAAAAGTGGAGATAATGAGAGACTTCTTTCCCGGTGCAAACATTCAACACCATGAAGAAGTTTTAAGTCCATTTCATGCTATAGATCAACTGAAAGAAATTGGGCTATACCCATGCACAATGGTAGTTGGTGCAGATAGACACGCAGAACTTAGTAAGAGAATGGCTCCATATGGTGCTACTAATTTTAGAGGATTTAAGGTTGTTTCTCCTGGTGAGAAAAGAATAGATATCGGTGGTAAAGAAGTAAGTGGAACTGCTGCAAGAACACATGCGTCAAGAGGTGATTATAAATCTTTCAGAGAAATAATGCCAGCAGCAGCATCCGATAGAAATGGTGAAGAGATTATACGATAGATTAAGAAAACCAGTTAAACCACCAGTTACAAAGAAAAAAGTAAAGAAGACCACACCAAAGAAGAAGAATGGTCGAATCTATCATAGCATATCTTAACGAAGAAAGACCTAGAACTGCCAAGGAAAAAACTACTGCTTATTATAAGAAAGAATATAGAAAATATCAAGGATCTAAGAAGGCAATTAGAGAGCGCGGTCAAAGATGGACTGCTAGAAGAAGAGCAGCAGTAAATGCAGCAAAAAGAAAACTTGGTAAGAATGCAGGAAATAAAACAAGAGATCAATTAATTAAAGTTGGTCAAAGATTACTTAAGGGTAAAGATGTAGATCATAAAGAAAGCATTATCACAAGGTGGTACAAATGGTAATGGTAATACAAGAGTGGTTTCAAGATCTTACAATAGAAGTAGGAATAATAACTAATGAAATCGTTTAAAGAATATCTACAGGAAGCACCACCAATAAATAGATTACCAACACCTATGGTCAATCAAAGAGTTGGTTATCTTTCAAATGTAATGAAGGGCAAACCAGTTGGTAGAAGAGATAAGTCATTTGGAAGAATACCGAGAAGATCTAGATTTGCAAAATTACCATCAAAAATAAGAGCAATATTAGGAACAAACATATGAAAAACTATTTTAATTTTTCAAAGTCAATAGAAGAAAGCACAAAATCTTTATTCAGAAAGAAGAAGTATTTAACACCTGAACAAAAGAAAATGCTTTGAAAAGAATGAAAGCAAGACTAGATAGACTTAATAAAAAAGGTGGTCTATCTGCACAAAGATCACAACTCGAAGATAACATTGCAAAATTGGAAGAAGCATCTGCTGCATGGACAAGAAAAGAAGGAAAGAACCCAGAGGGTGGGTTAAACAAAAAGGGTGTCGCTTCATATCGACGCGAAAATCCGAGTTCTAAACTACAAACAGCGGTCACCACCCCCCTCTAAACTTAAAAGGGTTCAAAGAAAGCAAAAAGAAGATTATCTTTCTGTCGTAGAATGAAAGGCATGAAGAGAAAACTTACATCCGCAAAGACAGCAAGAGATCCAAATTCAAGAATCAATAAGTCACTTCGTAAATGGAATTGTTAAAGGAGAAATAACAATACATGAGATATAACGATTTAGTTAGAATTATAAACAAGTATCTCAAGCCCAAAAGAAGAAAAAGAATGTAAAAAAAGATAAAAAATGAATTTTGATGTTTTAAATGATGATAATTTTATGATTTTTGCTATGAAGATGTACGACAATCCTCAATGTAAACACATATCCGAGTTTCATGAGGACATGAATCGTATAAAATATTTGAAGAGATTGCTGAGAAAATATAAAACATCTGGAATACTCCGTGAAAGATTGATATTAAACCATATAATTATTTTTTATAATATTTTTGATACAGTGTCAGCAACTAGATTACTTTTTTCAAGAATAGAGAATGATTTACACCCTTATTTGAAAACATTCATTGTTTTCCTAAATAAATTGCCAGAAAAAATACCAGAAATTGATTTATTACAAATACCTTTAGATAGAAGAATAGTAAACAAATTAAGAGAGATCTAATATGGAAAATTTGGAAGAGAGTTTAAAAGATGGTTTAAAGAAAGATGGACTGCACAAGATGGCAGTGAATGCGGCAATTATAAAGGTCAGTGGTAGAGTAAAATGCCGTCCATCGAAAAAGGTTTCTAAGAAAACACCAAAAACTTGGAGTGAATTGGGTAAAAAGGAAAAGGCTAAAGCAGTAAGAAACAAGCAAGCAGCACACCGCAGAGGACACCAATTCTCAAGTCATAGATCAACAAAAACTTGGTCTGCATCAAAAGGTAAATACCAGCCATCCGAAAAGAAAGAAAGTATTCTACACTCTGTTTCAAAATTTATTTTAGAAAAATGGAATCAAAAAATAAAGAAGCACATGCTTCATGTAAGGCAAGTGTTAAAAGTAGATTTAAAGTTTGGCCATCTGCATACGCATCAGTCTGCTGTGGTCAGATGTTATAAGAAAAAGGTAGGATCTGGAGACTAATGGAATTCAAAGCACTCAAAAAATTTAATGACAGCCAGAGAGAAATTGCAAATGAATATCTCGGGGGTGCTTTAAAATATCCACTAAGATTTTACAATATATTGTTACTAACGGGTATGCCTTCTAATGAAGCACAGATAATACTATTAAATATTAAAAATGCTTTATAAAGAAGTGCAAATGCACAAATTAGAAGACAATTAATAAAAATATTAGATAATTTAATTAATATTTGCACATCAGATACTGACACTATATGCAAGATTGATGAATGATGGCTATGAATGGTCAACTGGGTGGATTAACAGAAGAAGTAAAGTCTTATCTAACTTTAAGAGTCATAAATAATAAGAGACAGATTACAGACGAAGTTAGAAGAGAATTAAATCAATTATTAAAATTGCAAGAAGAACTATCCACTGGTACAGTTCAGGGGAGTTAAAGGAACGGGATTGGGTACAGCATTCGATAAAACGGGTTGGGGATACGATCCCAAATTAGCATTTGTCAGAAGAGGTAAACAAAGGAGAAAAATTATGATACCTACAGAATTAATTTCATTAGTGGGTGGGTCAGCAACGGGATTCCTTTTCCGTTACATGGCACAAAAATCCCAAGATCAAAAGGAGTTGTTTCAGCAACTCATGCAGCTAACAAGCAAACCACTGAAAATCAAAATCAAGCAGCACAAAGAGTACCGCTAGATGTTGGTCGTGAGTGTTCGTCAACTAATAGTTCTATCAGTTCTATTTGCGACATTCCTAGCACCATTCGTACTACCATTCTTCGGTGTTCCTACATTCGTTGAAGTAGATGCAAAGACTCCAGAGGGACTCTTTGGTTTATTCCCGAAACTACCAAGAAGTTCTTTGTTGAAGTAAATGGTTATCTGTTTACTAGCGAGAACCGTCAAATTCTATTAAGCATCGTCGGATTCTACTTTGGATCTGCTGCTGCTTCAAACAAGTCATAAGGAGTAACCAATGAAATACTTAACACTATTAGCATCATTGTTTCTCTTAATAGCTTGTAATACAACACCAGTAATTCTTCCAGACACTACTTCAAGATAGTGTTCAAATGAAGAAGATCAAATTGGGAGATTGTCAACATGGTGCGTCATGTCAGCAATAACTGGATGGCAATGGATTCTATGGTACATCTCCTGTTCTCTTCCTAGTTGTTGTCTGGAGGCATATAATCAGAAATTGCACTGAAACAGAGCAAAGATTAGGTAAAGAAGTAGAGTCTTTAAAGACTCCAAAGACTGAACAAACTACTCAAGATCTAACGGATAAGTTAGAGTATCATACAACTTTTTACAAATGAAATACGAGTCCACGATGTCTGAAACTGGACTCGTTATTTCTTTTTGTCAGGTGTAATTGTCATGCGAAGAGGACTACCAGTATCCTGAACAAATGAATCATACATCATTTGTTTATCTGCATTACCCTTACCTGTTGCATATTTCTTGACTTCCGTTGGTGGCATGATAGTCAGTGGGAGTCCCATTTCATAGATCTTGTACTTTCAATAGTCCAGTATTTTCTGCAATATGGAATACTCTGCCACTAGCAGAATATGCATAACCTTCTAGTGCTACATGCGAACATCCCATTACTATTTCTAATGCTGTAGTCTGCTATTGTCTTATATCTTTCTTGTTCAGAGTTCCAATCCATGAATCTCTCACCAAAGATATTGCCACCATAAGCATCTGCATATTTCTTAATATCCGTTAGATAAGTAGAATGAGCATTTGTTATATGAAAATGAACCATTACCATCGAATACACAGATGGCTGGTGCACAAAGGGAGTAATCTATTCCTGCTATTACCATGTAAGTATTTATCAGAATCCTAATGATCTGGCCAAAAGTACTCCAATGAGAAACGAACATGCACACACTAAAATCTTTTGTAATCTGTTCATTGATGTTCCTCTATTGTTTCTTTTATCCAATCTTCGTGATAGAATAAAGGAGTTGCTGACATTTCTGTAATTGTTAAATCGTGTAATCTAAAAGATGAAATAAGTCCACACAATTTTCCAGAATCTTCAAATACTGCTCCACCAGAATCACCAAACCAAACATGTGCATTTTTTGTTGAGTTAAATTTAAATTCAAATGGATCTTCTAGCACCACACCAAAGTAATAAAAGGAGCCAGGATTGCTTTTCTTTTTGGTGCAATGAGAAAATCCAATAGTAGTTAATTCTTCATATCTTTTTAAATCTGTTTTATCGTAAGTAATTTCTGGTAATTCTTTTATACAAGTTTCTTCTTCGAGTATAAGAATTCCAATATCATTTACTATAAGTTCACCAATTTTATATTTGGGGTGAAGAATTTGTTCTTTAATTACATAGTCTTGTTCACGCAACTCTGAAATACATCAGGTTGTTTCCGTCTATGCAATGACCTGCAGTGAGTACGATGTTCTTAGCAATCTGAACTGCACTGCTCACCATAACATGATCTTTATCATATACTTGCCCCACACAACGATAGGGATCTTGACCCTCCTCTAGTACTGTGAACCCTTCAAATTCTTTTGGTTCTTTGATAGGTGTCAGAATGTCTACTATCGGTGGTGGGGGGGTTTCCCTGCTTATCGACACTGATATTGTTGCAAGATGTACTTGTCGCAAGGATCAGACTCAGAACTTTGAGTAGTCTGCTGTCATGACATTATTATTTATATTACTTTTAAATAAAAATATAAAAAAATCCAGCCCCGAAGGGCTGGATTAAATTCCCGATTATACGGGTGTTTAGTTAGACTTTGGTGAACACCTACAAGAAGGGGCAGGTGCCGGTTGCTGAACCACCACTGGTTGCACATAACATGGTGCAACTGCTATATGGGGTCACTGGCTGTGCGATAGGAAGCACTTGCGGAACAGGAGCAGCATAAAGAGGACTGCTGTAGTAATGGGGATACCAACCACCTACAGGGGCTACACATATCCCCACTAGTAGCCACCATAATATCCACCGGAGTATGCATAAGCACCCCCGTAACCACCAGCTCCAACTGCTACTCCACCCCAACCACCACCACGCAACTGCGACTTGAGCAGGGGCAGCAGAGGCGAGACAGAGAGAAACGATTGCTGCGAGAATTGTCTTAAGCATAGTGATCTCCTTTACTTAAACTATACCACAAGTATTTAGAATGTCAAGGAACATTATCAAATAAAGTTGGTTCTTTATTTGAATTATTATATTCAATTTGATCAATTCTTCTATCTGCATCAACTAGTGCATTTGAAAATGAACGAAGTCTCTTATCCATTTGTGTATACATTTCATTTTCTACATTATCAACTTTTTGTAGTTAATCTTTCAACATCCTTTTCTAAATTGCTACGAACATCATCGATTGATCTATAGACAATATCCATTTCTCTATCTAGATCATTTCTTGCAATTTCCTTTTTCATTTCAAAATACTTAACCATGAAGAAACCCAAAAGACCAGACACAACTATTATTACTAAAGTATTATTATCCATAATTATTCTCCTTTAATTTGTTAAATCTACTAATTCACATTTATCACGCACTACAAGCAAAAGTTTGTGTACCAACAGTTTGATCTACTTTCTCATACTTTTGTGAGTTCAGACCATTCAACATTCTTTGGCATCTTCTCAAGGAACGCTTCATAGTGTTCCTTTGTACAATCCTGATATGGTGCTTGACGATACGAGTGATCTGAGTGTGGTAGGAAGAAATACCACTGATCTCGTCAAAGTGCTTGTACACCCATGCACCAACCTCCATCCATTCATGCTCACGAACAGTTACTGTAATAGATGGCTTGTGCTCACACCAGTTACGCTGATATGCTAACCAGAGTTCCAGAGTGTTCAATAGCACTCATGTCATTACGAGTAACAGATCCCTCTGCCTTCATTGGGAATGAGAAAACCATAACTGAGTCTGGCTTCATGACACAAGGCTCGTGGGGAAACCCTTGTCAATCATGAGTTGACACAGAGGATCCTTACGATCTGCACGAACGGTGCGGATGTAGTATTGATTGTGACGAGCATGAATACCTGATGCTGCATCAGTAAGTTGTGATACAGTACCACTCGGCTTGATGCAGGTGATTGCTGCAGCAGGATTGATGCCCAACTTCTTTGCCCATTCCTTGTTGGTATCGATTGCATGTTGCTTCAGATTCTCAAGTTTAGCGCTTGAGTCCATGCATGATCACGCATCATAGCGTTATCAAGAATACCTGTTAGAGATACACCAAGTAGTGCTTCTTCTTCACAGTTCTTTTTCCACTCTGATGAAAGATATGGGAAATGCAATAACGATGCTTGCCATGTTCCTAGAATAGTAGCAAGTTTAACCTTACGGGTTAGACTTTCTACAGTGTCATTTGTGCGAACAATCACTTCTGTGAGATTGCAGAACTGACGATCTACGTAGAATAATTTCTGAGCAAGGATTAGTACCGAACTCATAGGTTGGCATCACGACGATCACCTAGTTTGGCTACAGTCTTCTGGCAAGCGTCACGATTAAAGATACCACGCTCACCACTCTTGCTCTTGTACAGCGACACCCATTCTTCCATGAATGTGCCGATCTCTGGCTTCTCCTTGTACACTACACTATTATTCGCAAGTGCTCTTTGAGGATTAGCTCCCACCATGCTCCAGTCTTAGCATCACGCATCCGTTCATCGGTAAGATTTGAAAGGCTGATAAGAGCCGATCTACGGACTCCTCCGACCACCACAACTTCCGCAATCTTACAGACGATATCGTGGCATTCGATGGAGGTGAGTTTGCGTCCAGCTGCTCTTCTAAATGTATCCACAGTGAACCTAAACAGATCATCCAGTGGCTTTGGGCCAGATGCACGACCTCCGAAAGTTTTGAGTCTGGCACCAGCAGGGCGTATCTTAGATAAGTCCCATCTTGGAATTTGACCACCAATGAGTAGGGAGACAAGTTCCTTGTAAGCATTAGCCCAACCAGCTCTTACTGTCTTGTACAATGATTGTTGTATCTGAGTCAGTAAACTCTTCAGCGATTGTAGGAAGTTTATCAACATAATGCCGCTCCACTGGAGAAACCGACGCCGGTTCCGCACATAAGAATGTATAGAATTTCATCGAAAGCACGAACACGATTTACTGCAACATATGAGCAGTTGTAACCTGCAGTGTTGTCTCTTTCAGTGCTTCACCTGCTGTCATAAGAGCACGCATTGAAGGCATGATTTCAAGATTAAGAACTGCTTGACGAAGTTCTTCTCTTGTTGCCTTGTCCAACTTACTGCACATTGTATTCTCTTTGAGATGCTTATCAAAGTGATTAAAATATCGATCAACAGTTTCTTCCCAAGTTTCTCTACGACCTTCGGTTTCCAACCAACGGCTGTAGCGTGAAAGATGAATAAACTCTTGATAGTAAGTTGGTAAATGCATAAATTTTCTCCTTCTTATGTAAAGTATATCTTCGCTTTTAAGTTTGTCAACTATTTAGATCAGAAAGTTCCACCATCTAGATCTGTGAATTCCACCACCTGTAATATTTACAGTTGCTTTCACACCATCAGGAGAAACTTCAACTCCTGTTCCTGTAAAATTAATAGATCTTAAATTCTTAACTGCTTTTTCTCCATTAACATATAAATCAACATTTCCGCCGCTCAGAAGAATATGCGTACCTTTGATATTTCGAACTTATCTTAGTGATTAAATTCTTCTAAAAATTTATTATCAAATGAAAGATGTTTGCTTACATCCTCATATGCTAGGGGTAAGATACTGATACAATCCCCGAGTCTCCTGTATCTCCCTTGTCTCCCTTTTCGCCTCTCTCTCCTCTTTCGCTCAGTATCTCCCTTATCACCTTTCTCACCCTTCTCGCTGCAATGCCATCTTTACCATCTCTACCAGAAAGGCGGGTTCCTTGGTCGCCTTTGTCTCCTTTTTCTCCTTGATCACCTTTCTCTCCTCTTTCTCCTTGCTCACCAACATCTCCACGATCTCCTCGTTCGCTTTATCGCCCCTTCTCGCCCTTGTCGCCTGCATCGCCCTTCTCTCCTTTATCTCCTTGAGGACCTGAGGTTCACCACGATCTCCCTTTTCTCCACGCTCTCCTGCTATTCACCTTTATCTCCTTTTTCACCCTTTTCGCCTTGTACACCTGCTCACCTTTGTCACCCGGCCCAACCTGTCCAACCAGTTTCTCTCGTTCACCAACATCACCCTTGTCGCCCTTATCTCCAAGCATACCAGGCATACCACGATCACCTTTATCACCTTTTAGACCGGGAAGTGGACTGTTTCTTTCTTAGTTGTTTACTAATTTTTTTTGAAGACCTCAGATCTTCAACTAAAAATGAATCGTATCTTCTTTTTCTCTTCAGCAATTTCCAATTGGTGGTTCTTTGAACATTTTCAAATACTTCATTTATGAATTTTTTGTTACCTTGGATAAAGAACAGAACCATTATTGTCCTCCGAATAGTGTCCCCAATAGCTCAGGCGTACTGGTTGAAAATGTTGGTGTAGATTCATTGACTACAGTAAAAGCCTCTCCCGGTTCATATACGGAAAGATTTGCTACAAGATTTAATTTTTTTACCAATTTCGAAATCTGCATGGTGGTAAATTTACAAATTCTTCTTTTTTTATTGAATTTACTAAAGTCTTGCATATCCTTATTTATTTTTCAGTTAATACTTTCCAACAAACTGGATACAGAGGCAAGCAATAATATTTGAAATTGCAGCAGCATATTGCTGAACTTCCCACTGGAGCATGGGCATCTATACGCTGTTTAAAGACACGGGCGAACGCTGAGAGCGATCCCGTCCACCACCACTCGGTGTATGTCCCCTTGGTAATACGGCTTAGCCTGCTCTGGAGCAACTCCCTTTTTAATAAATTATTGTAAATATTAATACAATCTAAGACTGTGGAATGTACATATTATCAATATCATCAGTATCTTCAATAAATCCAGAACTTCCTGTTTTGCACCATCTGTAGGAGCAAATCTCCCACCTGGGGTATAGATTTCGGACTAAATGTAACATAACGACGAGATATCTCATTTTCTGTAAAACCAACCTTATGCTTAAAAAGTTGAGTTCTTACAAAAATAGGGCTCTTGATTCTTATCGTAATCTGTGGATGTGAGAATGGTGTCCAGTGATTGTGCTTAGCCAAGATAAGCAACTTGAGTCTTTCATCTCGACTCCCAAATGATTCCACTTTCCTTATTGAAAGGAGAACTCTAGCCGCATTTACAACGGTTAGGTCATGTGTCCCATGTGAGAAACATATTGAACAAAACCATGATCTAAAACTCTAACTTTATCCGTAGTACTGGTCAGTCATTGTAAAAATCTCCACCTTCTTCTTCATCCTCATCCACTGGGTTATAGTCCTTACCATAAGCGACCCATTGTCTGCTATATCTTCGAGACGAAGTCAACACTATCTCTTTGTTTCTGCTTCTGATTTTTTCCTCTAATGAGAAATCGTTTATGATAACTCCTGTTAGATCCTCAGCATAGTTGACCGCCCTTCTTGAACAGTTCAGGATTTACACTTCTTAAATATTCCATAACAGCAAAGCAGCATGAAACCATAGGATGTTCAATATGGAAACTTTCTTCGTCTTCTGACATATCTGACATATTACACCTTCTTCCATTGTTGGAGTTTTAGTTTTGCTTCAATACCGGAATATGCATTTTTGGGTTATGATATTCTTCAATTCTTCACTACTGCATCCATTGAGTATCATATCATTGATATCTTTTTCGTCTATGTTGTTTGGTAAATAACACAAATCGTTCTTTCGTTATTTATTAGTACTCTCTATCTGAGAAATAACTTGCTTGTTTACTGGTTCGTTATCTACACCGCATCATTAATTCCTTTCCTTCAAAGGATCTGGAATTTGTGAACCCTCATTCAAACCAATCATGGCTACACAGTTGTCAAAGGAATAAAAAGAATCCAAAAGGACCTTCGACCACAAAAAATATTTCTTGTCATCGTTTAGACGACAGAAACCATACCACAATCTTTCCTCACTTCTTTATCTGCTTTTGGATCGTGATGTAACGAATAAGAACTCTTCTTCTTTGATAATGTTCTGCGCTTGCATAGCAATAACTCGATTCTTTTTGTATTGAGGACGGGAATCACAAGACGAGGTTCCTTTTCCCAACTTTACTATCACTGGATCTAGTTTATGTTAGCAAGAGAACCAAAATCATCCGTATAGTAAAGTGCAGCTGTAGAACTGCTCGGGGATCTTTCGACTACCACAAACTTTCTACACGGATGATCTTTGTCCAATTCATTGATATTCTTTAAACCATCAAGAACATTGTCTGAAATTTTGAACTTAGGTTGTTCAAATTTAAACTCTGGTTTCTTGTAATTTGAATTTATCAGTTTCTCCATTCTTCCATCGTTCTAGAGAATATTCCTTTACAAAGAGCAGCGATACAGATTCTAGGAACTTATACATTGTGGTCGATACACCACAGTTGTGACAACGATAGAACATATCATTATTCTTTGCAAAGAAGAATCCTCTGAGCCTTGCTCTTATTCTTCTTCGAATCACCACAGATAGGACATCTACAATTTGCAAGATTCTCTTTCTTCCAAGCAAACTCTTGGAAGCATCGGAGAAACCATATTAATAAATTTTTTATCAGTTATTAAGAGACATTATCTTACATTAGGAAAGTTATACTTTGCCCATTCCTGCCACTCTGGCAGTTCTTCATCACGAATATGTAGGCAGAGTACTTAAACGCTCTTCTAGAGTGCGACTATCGTCCTCACCTATAAACTGAACTTGCTTCATATTGATTTCATCTGACATAATATCTCCTTAATTTGTCCAATCTTCTGATTTTTTAAATTTACGAACACTAAACTTTGAAGTGTACTTATTTTCATGACCATCCGAACCAACATCTTCATCCTCTCCTGTACCAACCAATCCCTCCTGTGCTGATGCATCAAGATTATACAACTTCATCTTTGCTCTATTGATACCAATAACAAATTTGCGATTTGTTGCAAGATCATTATATCGATTCTTCAACTGCTTGACCATGACTTGATTTCTCTTGTCTAGTTCTTCAGTTGCGATGATAGCAAACATGAAATCTGCTGTTGCTGGCTAGACCAAACGACTCTGAAGTATTCTCAAGACCGAAATCGGTATTGTTGTATCCTTCACGATTCACCTGAGTTGCCGAGAACACCGGAACACCAAGTTCAACTGCAAGACCACGAAGTTCTTCTGCGATTGACTTGATGTAAGTATAGGAATTCACAGAACCACCCTGCTTCATACGAGCAGATGCACAGATGTTCAGATAGTCAATGAAGATGATATCAGGAATAAATTTCTTCTTGAGTTTCAACTCATTGACAAGATATCTGAAGTGATTCACATGTGCAGTTGCAGTTGGATACTCCTTGATGATAAGTTTACCAGTCACGCCTCTAGTTGCATTGAATAACTTCTTTGCATAGACTTGCTTTGGTAGAGACTTCAAGTTCATCAATGGTGACATCCATGATGTTAGCATCGATGCGCTCTGCAATTCTTTCTTCTGCTTGCATCTCACAAGTGATGTACAGAACATTCTTGTTTTGTATCAAGACAATTTGCTGCTTGATGGCAGAGGAACAGAGACTTACCAACACCAGTACCTGCGATTACAATGTTCAGAGTCTTTGTAGCAACTCCACCCTTTGTAATGTCATTGAAGAATTCCAAATCAAACGGAATCTTCTTTTCTACTGTGTGATAGAATTCATATCGCTTTTCAGCATCCTTGATGTAATCGTGACCGATGTTTGTATCAAAGGATACTGCTAGAGCATCTGAAAGAATAGATGGAAGTGCTTCCTTAGTTATGTGTCTGTAGACTTACCATCTATGATATGAATGGACTCAAGGATTGCATTGTAGATTGCTTTATCCTTGCAGAACTTTTTCTGTTTCATCCACGAGCCACTGCTCATCCTGCTCGGAGGTTGAGAAGTCGTTGATCTTCTGCAACCATAGAATCATACTCTTGTTGAGTTAGATTCTTGTTGTTTGACAGATCTACCAGTAAGTGCTTCTTTAGTCGGAAGTTTATTATACTTTGGAGACAAACTCGGATATGGTCTTGTAGATGACCTTATCCTCCTTTGACTTGGAAGTACTCATCCTTTAGGAATGGTACAACCTTCCTAGTATAATTCTCGTTGTAAAGAAGATTTCCGAGAATTACTTTTTCAACAATAGAATTCATTCTGCAGTTTCTTGTTCAGCTTGCTCCTGCTCCGTACTTGAACTCGACAGCAACCGCTGCTTCGAGTTTTTCCATTACTTCCTTGGTAAAATACTTCTCTGGCTCTTCGATGAGGTTCTTCTCGAATGCGCTTGCTACCATCTGGAAGTTCAATACGGGTTGAAACCTTCTTGAATATACCATGCTTTAGATGCCAAGTCAACTAGTCCATAGTACTTATTTAAGCCACTATCGTAGTTCAACCTGACATCTACCATCTGATTTTCCTTGGTCAGACGACTCTTGTATAACTTGCAGTGAATGATGTTACCAACTACCTGACCATCTGAATTCTTATCCTTCTTCTTTGAAAGATAAACAATAGTCGAAGCAGCATACTTTAGACCAGAACCACCACTCATTTCCTTGGTCGGAACATAAGAACCAACAACATCATAGAAGTGTGATTAGTCATGAGTAGAGGAATACCTGCCTTGCCCAACTCGAGAGTTAGAACACGGAAGGTGCTCTTGATGACTTGTGAACGAGTCATATCACGGACTTCCTTACCCTCTGCGGTATCTGCCATTTCCTTACTGGTTGACAACATACCAAGTGAGTCTAGAACAACCATCATTGGCTTTCGTGCTTCCTTTGGTTGCTCCATGTACTTGTCGATGATCTTGATCAACTGTAGACGGAACTCTTCGATAGTTGCTACAGGGAATACAGCAACTTGCTTTGGGTTCACGCCGCGAGAGATGAACATGTCAGAGGTGACTGCTTGTTCTGTATCGAAGTAAAGAACGATACCGTCTTGACGATCATCTAGGAACTTCTTCACAATACCGATTGAGAAGTAAGTCTTAACCTGTTGCTGACTCACCTGCTAGAGCGATGATCTTATTATCAGGAATACCACCATAAAGTGAACCGATAACTAGAGCATTGAAATGCATATAGAACCAGTGTCAACGAATCCCTTCACATCACTTCCTTCAAGACCGTCTTCAACTAATCCTGCAAACTCATTACCCGAAGTCTTAATGATATCATTAATAAATGACATAATATTCCTTTCTCAAATTATTCCACTTTGTACTGCCTTGTCCAACCACAATGCTGCTTCTCTGCACTTCTTTCGCTCGTCAACTAACTCTTCATAATAATCTAGACTTGCCTTCTTATCTCTCTGTGATCTATGTGATGTAACTCTCAAGATCAAGAAGACGATTGCGAATCAACTGTTGTAGATATTCAATTGTATCATTATCTTTCATATGAATAAACTCTCCAATGTTGTCCTTCTCTCAAGATCCCAACCAATGACCTTAACGATAGTAGAGAGAGTTCTATAAAGCTCTTTTCGAACTGCTTAGTATAGTCAATGTAGTTATGCAGTTCAAGTTCTTTTGGCAAAGTATTTGTAAACGAAATTACATGTTCACCAATTGGATTCGGTGTTTTTAAATAAACAAACTTCACCTTTTCACCATCCTTGATGGTCGAATACTTCTTTGTTAATTTATGCTTTCTTGATGTGATGGTTGAACAATAAAGCACCTTTCACAGCAATAGGGGTTGACTTCTTGTAAATACTAGAAGAATCTGAATATTCATTCACACCATTGCATCCTCTTGGGAATGCAATCGCTTCAACTGGTGATTCACTAAATTGTTTCTTGAATTCATCTTTGAAATTGATAAGTGCATCTTCATCAGAATTCATAATGATGTGAATCGCTTTCTTCAAACCATCACGGACAATTTGTGGAGTTGAAGATCGGGTTGTTTCGATACCCATGATCTTCATCTCTGGTTCCTTCAGAAGAACATTGTCTTCACCCATGAGAACATTCAACATGTATCGCTTCTTTGCAGTCCAGATACCCTTACTAGAAATTGACTCACGCTTCATATGCATCTTCTGACCAAAAGCATTCATGATCTCATAGAGTTCAACATACTTCTTTTCGATGAATGGGTTGATGATTTCATTACATGCTTTATCAAGGAACTTGACTACCTTCTCGTTGTCTGGAGTCTTACCCTTGAATGATTTGTCTACAAGTTTATCAAGGCAAAGATAAACAGAGTCTGTGTCAGATGCGATCACATAATCAACATCGGTTGTACCGACAGTCTTGTTGAGGAATGCATTCAAAGCATTCTCAATCCAACGGATGGACAACTGACCGGATACAGTAATTGCTTCTGCAAGATCAAGATCATAATATCGGAAGTATTGATTACCCACAGCACCGAAGGCTGAGTTCAATTGAATCTTTCGAACCAACTGGAAGTTATGATACTTGCTAATATCAAACTTGATCTGCTGCTCTTCTTCCTTGCTGAGATTCTTCTCATTCTTCAGTCTACGCTTTGCGTCCAACATCTTTCCTTGTACATCTTGCGTTCTTTGTACATGGTTTCCATGAGTTCAGGAAGGAATCCCTGCTTGTCCTTCTTGAAGTAGACACCATTCGCAGCCATACTGAGATTCTTCTGACGAATGGTTTCCTGATGATCTTTTAGAAGTAGGAACTGCTTCTTTGCTTCTTCACTGTCTGGATAGAGAACATCCTCTGGTCGAAGAGTACCACGCTTACCCATCTCATGCTTCATCTCCGGTGAGATGTTGTATTGCATGATAAGATGTGGGTAAAGCGAGTCCAAGTCGAAGGATACGATCCATTTGTGCATACCAACCTGTGGTTCTTTAACATAAGCACCGACGAATGCAGTATCTTTCTCTTCAATGTTCTTTTGTGGAATTACAATCTTCTTGCTGTTCAAATAATGATAGATGATGGTATCCCAAGTTCTAACTTGAGAAAACACATCGACTAGATTTACTTTTGCGGAATACGCAAGTGCAAGAGCAAGTTCAAGGAGTTTAAGTTTCTGCTCTAGTTTGACTACGAGATCAACATCCTTGACATTATACTGGACAAACTTCTGGAAGTCTCTGGTATACATGTCAAGAATACCATCGAATCCCTCGAAGGATGCTTTCTTCTCACCAAGTTCTGCATATGAAATATGATTGAGACTGTAGGATTCTTGAGTTACGAATGTGAACTTCTTGTAAAGATCAAGATAGTCTAGAATAGAAACACCAAGAAGATCGTAAGCAATCTGCTCTCTGCATGATATAAACCTTACGAGGCTTTACGATACCCCAAGGAGAGAGTTTACCTGCTTCACCATCACCAAACAGATTTGTAATCCGATTTACAAGATACGGAATATCAAAGAACTGAATGTTCCATCCTGTGATGATGTCGAAGTCATAATACTTCCACTGCTCAATGAATGCTTGAAGCATTTCCTTCTCACAATCATACTCAAACACCATATGATTGTTCTGAACTTAGCTTTGCTCGACCAAGACAATAAGTATGAATAGTTTCCTTGCCTTGCTGTAGGAAACGAACAGTGATAATGTTGACCTTCTGATCTGCTTTTTCTACAGTTGGGAACCCATCTTCACATTGAGTTTCAATATCAAGATAACACACCTTCAGAGTGTTTGGATCATACTCTAGATTTGGAAAACGATCACCAATGAACTGATATTGATAATCAGTATTACCATAAGATCTGATAACCAGAAACATCCTTGTATTCTTCGATCATCTCTCTGCAATCAGAGATAGAATCAAATTCAAAAGGAACAACTGGAAGATTATCCAAAGTCCTCCAAGGCGTTGTCTTGATCTGGTCAGGACTAAGCGGGAACATAAAGAGTTGGAGAGAACTTGACTTTCTCTCTTACTCTCTTACCATTCTTGTAACCCGTGTACAGAATAGTGTTACCACGGACAGAAACATGTGTATAGAATTCACTCATTCCATTATTGTAGTAAGTGGGGACACTTCTTCAGCGTAACGCTTGTATGATAACGCATGATACTCGGAATTCAACTCTATTCCTAGATAATTCCTGTCATTCATACACGCTACGATCCCCGTAGTTCCAGAACCAGAGAATGGATCTAGAACAGTTCCTCCCACCGGACAACCTGCTACGACGCAAGGTTTGATTAAATCCAATGGGAATGTTGCAAAGTGTGCTCCCTTGTATGTATTTGTGGCGATGCTCCAAACATCACGCAAGTTTGCAGTTTCATAATTTTTATCAAAACCAGAATGTGCAGAAAGACCAGTCTGTTCTTGCCCATTCTTTAGTTTTTCTCTTATGTCCATTTTGAACTCTCTTATCTTCTGGATGCTTTGCAGCAGTTCTAGTGGACTCAATATCATAATAATAATTCTTGTTCTTTGCAAACAAAAAGAAATATTCATGTGCTCTTGTTGGTCTGTCCTTTACACTTTCTGGCATTGGATTTGGTTTGTGCTTCAAACGATATCACTGCGTAGAATCCAACCATCCTTCTGCAAAGCAAAAGCAACCAACCAAGGAATACCAAGGAGGTTCTTGTTCTTTCCGAATGTATCACCGATGTTCAACCAGAGAGTACCATCATCACGAAGAACTCTCTTTACACCTTGAAATACTTTCACCATTTCACTTACATACTCTTCGGGAGTATCTTCAGTTCCAATCTGATCATCATTGTGATAATCACGAAGAGCAAAGTATGGTGGTGAAGTAACACAAGTATTAATAGAACACTCTGGAAGAGTGTTTAGAATCTCTCTGTTATCACCAAGTAGTACTTCAAACTTTGCCATTCTTATCCTTCACATATGAGTGCAGAAGAACCATGTAATTAATTACATCCACTATTGTATCCTCAAATGATTCATTTGCAACCTCCATCTTGCCAGATTCTACAAATGAAGAAAGGCGACTCATTTTATCTGTAAGTCTAACAAGCATTCCGCGCTCAGTTGAACAAATGCCCATTGCTTCTACACGAGTAAAATTTGCAAATGGTTCTGTTCCAGACCGACCTGCATAATCTGCATTTTTCTTTTTCATTAATTCTCTTGCAGTTTCACAAAGATGTTCATGATTTTCAATCAATTCTTGTTTAGTCATAAATGAAACTCCAGCTAGATCCGAAACCACCAGCCTTCGATCTCGTCTTTTGTACGTGGCTTATCCGACTGTCTCTTGGATATCATATAGTTTCGCACTCGAACCAGTTCTGCTTGTGCTATTCTGACTCACCATGATGTACATATATAGTTTCTCGTTTGAAATATTATGCAACATAATCTCTAGATTCTTCAACATAATCAGAATCAATAATACCTTGTGCATTTGCCATAACCAGCCCCTTGCTTAAGAGACAGCCCAGAACGAGCATGAATACGCACAGAATAACCAACAGGAATATCAAAATAATCCCAGTCGGAACTAAAAGTCTCTGACCGGGATCAATCGCAATGAATCTATTTTCTTCTTTTGATTCTGCAATTCTTCGCAGCACATTCTCTATTATTTGCACAATAACCTTTTACTTCATAGAGAGGTTGGACCAAGATAAGCATGTAAATCGAAGCATGCAGCCTGTGCAGTTGCTTTCTTTGGTGTCTTTACTTCAGGGTATAACTTGTAGATTTTTAACATGATAAAAGTATAACCTCACAAACAAAAATGTCAAGGAGTTTCTAAAATTTCTGGTTCAACAAATCTTGGATTGCTGTTTGGATCATATGTCCAACCGGAGTTTCACAACGCTCATCATCACCTAAATGAATATTGGTTGTTCCTTGAAATAAATCTCCACCACCATCCCAAATTACTACATTGTCTACTATATTATTATGCATCTACTAACGCTCCATCTCATATGTTTTTCTCCTTTATATTAAAAGACATTATAACAACAATAACCATCTCCACCATTACCACCATCTCCTGCTGTAGTATGGGTTGACCAAGCAGCACCTCCACCTCCACCTACCACTACCTCTATATCCTCTACCGCCGTTACTTGCGGTTCCTGTTAGTGCTGCATTATTTCCACCAGCACCACCATACCCCGTAGAATATTTTCTCAATATCATGGTTGGAAATCCGCTTTCACCATTACTTTTTATTACAGTGTTTACTGGTAAATCTGGATTTAATACTTGTGTTTGTGCGGTGGATCCTGTCAATAATCTTCCACCTGCTGCACTGGTGAGTTCTGCAGATTGTCCTGCACCACCACCACCAAAAGTAGAATTAATACCTTGGACTCTAGAATCTGCTACAGCACCAACTGCTCCAGCAACTCCTGCCCAATCCACCAACAGGAAATCCATAATAAACTTGCCCTGTTCTAGCAGTTCCTCCTGATCCACCAGTAGTTGTTCCACCACCACCAATTTGCACCCTAAACAAACCATCATTGTTCCTGGTCTACCTGTAATACCAACCGTGGTATTTCCTCCGGGGACTTCCACCTGTTCCGTTTTGATTGCCGATAGCACCACCTCCACCGGGACTACCACCAGCACCAATAACAACAGTCAATGTTGTTCCAGGGCCACCTAAAGCATCAGCAAAAAATTCATGCAAAATAATACCACCCCACTTCCGACTCCTCCACCATAAGAAGAACCGGAACCAGAACTTTTTCTTCCCCCTCCACCACCACCACCTGCACCAACTGCTAGAATTCTAATAATTTTAGAATTTTGAGGAATAGTATATGTGCCACTAACATCAAATTCTTTGATGTCTATGTTTACATTGAAGTTGGAAAATTAAAAAATCCGTTATTCATTTTATCCTTAAATGCTGCTATTGCACATAACCATTTCCGCCACGACCACCAATCCCAGAAGAAAATCCATTTCTAGACCCCACCACCACCGCCGCCACCACCGCACTCTATATCCATTACCACCATTTCCCAGCGTTTACGCTTGCTTCCACCACCACCGCCCCTACCACCAACACCCGGAGAATATCTTCCAATAATTGTCTTACCACCTTGCTCAGTTGCGCTTCCAGCATTTCCTCCAACTACTCCCTGATTTACCAAATTGTTTCCTCTTGTATAAAATGAATTGAGAATGCTGAGAACAGTCCTCCTGCTACTATTGAACCACCTTGACTGGCTGTTCCTGGAGTTCCGTTGTCTACTCCACCACCACCTGCACCGCCCATTGTCTCTAAAATGGTAGATAGCAGAAGAAGTTGGAGTTCCACTAGAACCTGCTGATCCTGCACCATGTGCAGTTCCTATAATTGATAAAAATAATCCATACACCCAACTATTTTTGCCCAGTTGCACCAGCAGCAGTAGTTGCAGATGCGCCGGTTGTTCCATTTCCACCAGAAGCAACGATAAAATAGTTTTCATTACCACCTATTGCTAATAATGTTGACCCTCCTCCACTGCCGTTACCTCCATTAGAACTATCACCTGTTGCAGCAGCACCACCATCACCACCTGCTCCAATAGTTACATATATTGTAGAACCCAGGTTCCTAATTCTTCTACTAAATATTCCATTAAAACTATAGTACCTCCACCACCACCGCTACCACCAAATGCTGCAGTTCCAGCAGCACTTCTTCTTCCACCCGCACCACCACCTCCTGCTCCTATCCGCCAAAACCCATAATCGTTTTGCACCATTTGGAATTATAAAAGAACCACTCTGGTCAAACTCTTGTATGTTCAACACATTTTTATTTGTTAAATTGTCTGGAAAACTAAAAAATCCGTTATTCATATTATTATCCGTATGCTGCAATGACTACATATCCGTCCCCACCTTTTCCACCACGACCTGCTGTAAATCCATTTCTACAACCACCACCACCACCGCCACCGCCGCCTCTATACCCTCTGCCACCATTTCCACCGTTTGCGTAGATCCACCGCGCCGCCTGCACCACCTAATCCCGAGAATATTTATCAAAAAGAGTATATCCTAAAGAATCTAGTGGAGCAACACCACTGTTTGCAGTTGACCCAGTTATGATTGCTGCATTTCTAACATAGTTAGAATTTAAAATAGCAGTTCCACCAGTTGAAAGAGCAGATTGATTTCCTCCATTAAAAACACCACCGCCAGATGAAACTCCTCCACCACCTGCACCACCATTTCCATAATATGCAAGAGATTGTGAACCACCTGTTGCAGAAGCAGATCCTGCAGCCCCTGCTCCAAGATTTTGATTAGGGGTAAATCCAAAATTAGGAAATGTAGTTGCACCTCCAGCAGTTCCTGAAGAAGTACCTCCTCCTTGACCTGCTGCTGAAGATCCAGAATGTATTGAATACAATATATATCCTGGAGAACCTGTTATTGATATAAAACTAGCACCACCTATTGAACCAGCACTTCCATTCGTACCATCGCTTGCTGCAGGATCACCACCATCTCCACCTGATCCGATTCCAACAGTTAAGGAAATATTTGGAGTACTTGATAAATCCAATCTATTTGAATTGTGACCAGAACCGTATAATTGATCAACCCAAAAATTATAAACATTCACAATACCACCTGCTCCACCTCCACCCCCAGATGCACCAGTTCCTGATGGTTGTCTTGCTCCTCCTCCACCACCTGCACTGGACCTAACAACCATTACCCAAATACGCTTTGCTCCAGTGGGAATCATATAAGTTCCACTAGTATCGTATTCTTTAATATCTAATAAATTGGTAAATCCTAGAACACTAGGAAAACCAAAAAATTCCATTGTTCATAATAATCCAGATTCAATAATTACATGATAATTTGCACGAAGTATGTAAAGTTGCATATAAAATGGCTCAGATACTTACCTGGCAAAATTAATCCAACTAATTCTGGAACTTCTGTTCTATAACCAATAGCAGTACTAGATGATGTTACTAATGGAACTGCTTTTTCACATACTAAGTCTTTGGTACTTGAGTTCCGCGCATCAGTTCGAGATATAAAATCTTAACAACATTTGCAGTTCCTGCACCAACTGCAGTCTGTACTTCAAGTACGTGAAACTCTTAAAATTCTTTTCCTACTCCGTTTGCTGCGGTTGTTGATGGTCTGCAGAGGATAAAGTAGCAAATGTAGATCGAGTTCCGCTTCCATCTCTTGCTGCATTCACATGTGTTGAACTGAGTGCAAATGTTTCAACTATTGGTTGTGCTGTATATTGTGCTGTTGTTGCCATTGTTGTTTTCCTTTTCTCCTATTATATAATACCCATTGCAAAAGCAAGTAATCTGCTCCAGATGATGCACCAGTTGTTTGGGTTGTGCGCATCCGAGAATGCAATACTAGAAATACCAGTTATTGCTTGATTTGTACTGCTTGTTTGTAATGTAGTTGTACCCAAATAAAGTGTCACTGAACCACCCAAACTTGTGCTAGAACTATTTATAGTGATTGCAGAGTTAGCCAATTTATTATTGGCAATTGAACCTGCCCAACATTGTATTTGTAACAGTTCCTGTATCCCCTGATGTGATTACTGTTCCTGTTGTATCTGGTAATAGTTAGAGTTCTGACTCCTGACAGAGTGGTTGGTTGAATATTAACAGTATAATTAGAAGTTCCTCCTGCTCTGGGTAGTAATGCTATACTATCTCTTGTTGAGTCATTAAAATCATACACAATAACCCCACCAAATGTATATAACGTATCATACACATATGTACCACCCAAACCATTTGCTTCCCATGTAGATGTCTACATTTCCAGCAACTCTCCATCACCAGTAGCATTAGCACCTATGTTGATATTCCCATATAGTAGAAGTATCTGTACAGCATCATGCAATATTAACAAATATTTCCCAGCAGTTGTGAGTAATTAGATGAATGAATTGTGTCCTAGAATATTAACAAATCTATTTCCCACAAAATTATTTGCTAAGTTAATCGTTCTATTTCCAGCAGCACCTGTGGCAATATTTACTGTAGAAGTTCCACCAGCTTAACATTTATGTTGTGGTTGTAGTTCCTGTTGCACTGATCTCTAATAGTCAGAGTTGTTGCTGCACCGAATGCGTTTATAGTTGTTGTTGTTGTATCAAATACATCAAATGAAGTGCTTCCTATTATTAGATGTTGTTATAGATGGAGAGGTTATTGCTGGGAACTGTAGCTCTCACAACGCTTCCCGTTCCGGTGTTTGCTGTCCAAACTGGATTTGTGTCCATCTGATGTAAGAACATAATTATTAGCACCAATTGTTAATTTTGATAATGCTGTTGTGGTTGATGCATACAATAGATCACCAACAGCGTATACTGTTTGTCCAGTTCCACCTTTAGTTGCACCTATAGCAGTTGCATTCCATGTACCAGTTGCAATGGTTCCTAATGTGGTAATATTTGTCTGATCCTGACATATGATGTTTTTAATACTAAAAACACTACCCGATAATGTTAGTGTAGTTTCGTCTGCATGTGAATGTTCCAGCACCTGAGAATTGTTGGAAAGCGATTGGATCTAGCATCAAGATTTGTTACTTTATTTGTCTGAACCCAGACCAGTATTGTCATAAGTAGTTCCGTCTGTTACGAATACGAAATCACCACCCAACCAATCCGATGCAGCATCACCATCAGATGATCTTCTTAATTCTCTTGCAGCATAGACATAATACACACCATTTTTGCTTGCACCAAGACCACCACCGCTTGCTTCATTCTTTACAAGTATCTTATCTGCTAATGATTCTGTATTGTTTGCAGTTAATGTTGTACCATCACAAAAACTAGCGTCAGTTGCTGCTTTTCCACCCGTCCATGTGATCGCTCCACCAGAATACGAAACTGTTGTTGTTGTAAGCACTGCTAAAGTGTCAGTTGTTGCGGTCTTCACTGTTGAGTGAACATGGAGTCCCTTGAGCAACAGAATCTACATATCCCTTAGTTGCTGCATCGGTTGAAGATGATGGTGTTGTAAGATTTATAATTTTCTTGGAGGAGACATCCACACTTCCTGTACCATTTGGCACTAATGTAACATTTGTATTAGTACCACCGGCTGTAAATGTAAGTGCTCCAGTACCAGTTATACTTCCTGTGACTGTACCAGTTCCACCATAAGCAACGCCTATTGTTTGACCGTTCCATGTTGCATTTGAAGGAATTGTGTTTGGAACATCGTTTGTACGACCAGCACCAGAAACAATGATTTGACCTGTGTTCTGATTAACTCTACCGACTCTACCAATATTTTGAATTAAATTAGAACCTGTTGGTTTAGTTGCAGTTAAGCCACCACCAGGAGCAACATATGTTACTTGACCTACAGTATAACCTTGTGTATCTACACCAGATACAGTGCCTGCTATAGTGACATATCCGGTTGTGCCTGCTGCTATTGCTCGAAGTTGTCAAACCAATTGCAGGCATTGTTGAAGAACTTGAAGAATTTGCTGGAGCAATTTCTAATACAGCAGTATTACCAACTGTTCCTGTAATATAAACAGGAGTACCGATAGCAATAGAAGATGCTGTATTATTTTTTACTTCTACTTGAAGTTCCCCTACAAGATCTGAAGTAATACGATTTGCTGTTATATCTCCACTAAAGTTTGCATCTGCTGCAGTTATAGTTCCAGTAAATGTAGGAGAAGCTCTGAGAATACTAAACTGCCTGCTGTTCCTGTTTCATCTGTAACTGCTGCTGCTAGATTCGCACTTGAAGGTGTTGCTAGGAATGTTGCTATTCCTGTTCCTAAACCAGATACGCCTGTTGTGATTGGTAGACCAGTGCAGTTGGTTAATGTACCCGATTGCGGTGTACCTAGAATTGGTGTGGTTAGTGTTGGAGAGGTGGCAAAACACTAAAGCACCAGAACCTGTTTCATCTGTGACTGCTGTTGCCAAATTTGAACTTGAAGGTGTTGCTAGGAATGTTGCTATACCAGAAGCAAGTCCAGACACACCAGTTGATATTGGTAAACTTGTACAGTTACTTCAAGTTGCTAGATTGAGGTGTACCTAGAATTGGTGTGGTTAATGTTGGGGATGTTAATGTTTTATTTGTTAGTGTCTGTGTACCTGTTAGGGTAACTACAGTTGAATCTATTGAAAGATTGATTGCATTGTTTGTGTCTGGATAAGATACTGTGATTCCTGTATGTGTTCCAGATGTGAATAAAGATGCTGCTGCGTCCTGTATAGTTTCTGTACTGACTCCACTAATAGGAGTAAATCCAAGAGCAGTAGTGACATCAGAGGAGTTTGAAGATACATGCACCAGTTCTTGTGTTAAAAGACGATACTCCACCCCCGCCAACAGCATTACCATCAATTAATAATATAGCTAGAATCATTTGTGTCACCCGAACCAATATATATTTTTTATCTGGTATGTTAATAGCAACTTCACCATATTCTAATGCGTTGCCGGTGTGTTTCCTGGGGTATCTGATCTTTTGAGTTTGATTACTGCCATTAGAATGTCCCACCATCTAAATCTATTGTAGATTCACTTATTGGTACAAAACTTCCTTCTGTTGTTGCATTTCCTGTTCCAACCCATACTTGATTGTCAACAGTATTTATGATCAATGTTCCTGCGTTATAGGTGAGTTGGTTGTATCTGGTGTTTCTCCAGATTGATCTAAAATTAAAACATTTGTTAATTCAAATGCAGGTGATTGATCTGTCCCATACCAACCCATAATCGTTTTAAATATGGGTTTATATTGGTTTCACCTAATGTCAAACCGATCTGTGTTATTTGCAACATTTGTTTAGATTTAGTTCTGGCAAATCGTTGACATTATCGAAAATATATGTACTTAAATTTTCTGGATTTGCTTTTCTTCTTGGCATATTATTTTACCAAAACTGTTGTGCTTTTTACCTTTATAATTTTTATTTTATTGCCATTATAATCTGGTTGAATCTTATTTGGTTCTTTTGATGTTACTTTTATAAATTTCATTTTTACACTAGACTCCACAGTAAATCTGCCTTTACAAAGAGGAGTTGCAGACAGAATCGTTCAATAGTCTTATATAATAAAAATATGTTCCCTGATTTAATTCAGCCATAGTATCTGCATTGATTGTTAATTTAAATGAACCAACTGTTCACCTGTCTTTGTTAAAGAACCAAATGTGTTTTGTGTATCTGGATACAACATAGTTCCTCTGTTTGTTCGCCGGTTGAATTCTATACCAAATAGAAAAATATCAGTATTTGTTTGAAGTTTTTTCAATAAAAAATCAATTATATAAGAATTTGATGTTATGTTTACAGGAGAACTATTTTCATCTAGATATTCAAACTGAATCTCTAGTGTAGAACCTTCTTCTGCTAATATATCGTATGTTCCGCCTCTCATCGTTTCTTACCTATATGATATTTGGGACAAAGTTCCCAATCTTGTTTTTCTTTAAATGGAATAATTTTAATTTGATTTATTGGTGTGAGAATACTATTCATCTTATCCTTATCTGCTACTGCTAATAATCCCCACTCTTCCAATAATTTAGCAATCATGTTTCTTCTTCCTATATCTGATTCATTTATATCAGATGGCAATCCATCCAAAGAAAATAATTCTTTAAAATGAACTATATAATATTTTACCCTTTTTGTGTAATATATGACAGGATTGATATAGTTTTTTATCTTTTTTTTGAAGAAACTCCTATTCTAGTCAATGTTTCTTTTACCTTTAGGAAATCGTCTTCGTTTTTTAGGGTTATTTCTAATAATGAACCCACATCAAATGAGTCGTTTTGCATGATTATTCTTTCTACAAAAATGAAATAGTATCATTTATATGTATAAAAAATAATCATTAGTCCTGCACGGACATTATATCTCTTATTTTTTGTAATTCAGATTTGGTAAGAAGAGTTTTATATTCTGTGGCTCTTTTATTTGAAATATTATAGTATTTACTGATATACTCAATATCTTTGTCTTCTGTTTTCTTTAGCCACTTGGAAAACCTCTTCCGAGGACGAATCTGATGAATTAAATATTCATATTGCATTTGTTTTGGTAGATGATAATGAATATTCATTTCATTCGCATGAAATAAGGTATCATTAAAATATGATAAACTCTTGTTTACTATGAATGGTAGATATTCCTTGTCAGTCATATCACCAGTTTCATACAAATTTTCTTTGAAAGATTGATTGAGTTTATGATATCCCAAATGTTCATTTTTCAAAATCACATTCCATTGCAAGTTGAACAATACAAGCAACCAGATTGATTTCCTGATCGGCAACAAACGCAGACTTGTATTGATAATCCGCAATAATTAAAATTGCTGTTGGAATAGATGCGGTAGTAAGTTTCTTTGAAAGAACATCATATAGTTTACGGAAGATCATCGACTGATCATTATCAAGATTTGAGAAAACCCAAGAACGAATATTTGTAATATTCTTGGTTTTCATATGATTCATCAGATCCTCAATATCAATATCTCCTGCTTCAGCAAGGATACCAGAATCAATATCACCACTTGTAGAATATCTCTGAAGTTCATTGATAAGTCTACGGAAATCTGGTGTATGCTTCATTACCAGTTTTGCTAGAACCTTGTTATCATATTTTACATTTTCGTTTTCAAGAATGAACTTTGTTCTATCAAAGAACTGTGATGATATTTCCTTCTTTTCCTTACCATCGTAACGGAAATCAAGACATGTACATCGTGAATGAAGTGGCTTCAATGACCTTGTTCTTGAAGTTGCAAGTTAGAATGAATCTACAGTTCTTTGCAAACTCTTCCATGAAGCCCACGAAGAGCAGGTTGCATACTGGATGGATTTGCATAATCAAACTCATCTAGGATGACAACCTTACCATTACCGGAAAGAGAAACACTACTGGCAAAGTTTCGAATCTTCACCCGTAGTGTATCAATGTTTCCGTCTTCTGTATGCAGTTGATCATGATATGATCCATGCCCATTTCAGCACAGAGTGCTTTGCTACCACTGGTCTTACCACAACCGGCTCCACCAGATAGTAGCATGTTGGGCATATCCTGCAATCGCCCTTAGACTATCTCCGAAAAAGAAAGACTTTAGACGATTTGGCAGAATACAATCCGCAACTTTCTGTGGTCGATACTTTTCGACCCAGATAAACATGTCATTGTTTGTTTCCATTCTCAATCCTTATAGGTCGAATCTGCTTGCAGAGCAATCCAGTAGCAAAGATCCATATCCTTGTGACTGAACTTACTAACGATCTGCTTGCAAAGTTCAACTTCATAATCACCAGGGAACAACTTAAGATCTTCAGTCTTAAAGTACATCTTGAATGATTCATCACCGTCGTGATCACCAACAGGGAATGAATAGAAGTTTGAACTTGGATCAGACTTATCAGTTGCAAACATTTCAATCTTACCTTCCTTACAATCATCGATGTTGTAACGAACACCAATGTCTGGAAGTTGAAGAACTGTACTGCCTCAAGTAGTTCAGCAAATGCCTTCTGAGTCAACTCAAAAGAAACTGCTACCTTTGGCATCTGTAGCCTTCTTGGTTGGAACAGTCAGCAACTTTGGTTCACAGTAACGATAAACAACAGATGAACTGTTTGAACCACTGATTGTGACCGACTTCTCACCAAACTCAAACTCAGGATCATTGAAAGAGATTGTACCAAGGAACTTGTTGAGATCCCAGATACCAAACTCAACCTCAAAGGTTTCATCGACCTCGACCTCTGAAAGAATGTTCTTTACTGGTGAGATTGTACTGAGTCGTGTTGCCGGCTTTACAAGCAGGTTTGAGTTGACTGACGCATAGTTCTTTAGAATGTCTAATGTACGCTTGGAAATTTTCATAGTTGTAGATGTCATCACAGTCTCCTAATTACTTAGAATTATTTTCTAACAAAATCTACGACCATAGGTAAGTTCAATGAATACCTTTCTTGCGATTATTGAAACTCCCTTAATTCGGACTTGTATGAACATAATTAGTAAATCCAGGCATCTTTAGAGGACAATGTACCTTTGGATATTCCAGTTTGATAATAAGCAGTCCTCTCCATTTTCCAACTTCCTTGGTGACTAGTTGAGTCATCTCTTTATCACCACAGCCCACAAGCACCACAGAAAATGAGAGCTGGGAATTTTCACTATTCTTTCTCTCAGAGCAAGGTGGTAGTTTACGATTTGACGGATCACCATGACAACTCAGAGTTGACGCAATTCTTAGTCAATGGTGCATCTGCTTGTTTGGCTGTCAACACCTTTTGAGGCTACTGACTCTGCAAATGTCTGCTGCTTTCTGTAAGATATTGGTTTCTCTTGTCTCTATCTTTTCATCTGTTTGTTTGTTTGTATTCTTCTTGTATTTCCTTTTCTAGTTCAGCCATATTAATCGTCCATATCATACCATTACATCATGCAGTCTTCGTCCTGACACCATGTACTTTAAAGTCATCCAGATTCATCTTTTGCTACTCGTCTTCTGTTTACCACAGCATGCTTTCTATTTGACTTTCTTTGCTAAACCTCTTATCCTCAAATTTGATCATCAAATGTAGTCGTCAGACATGGCTCAAACAAATTCTCCTGGATAGGCATGTTTTTAGATGTTCTCAAATGCAAGATCCAACATCTGCTGAAGTATCTTCTTCAGAACATGTCTCAAGAGCAATGCAGATTCAGTCCAGTGCAATGATTCTAGACAGTAATACGAAGTTTTCTCTCTTGCTTCTTTTATGACTGTAGCGGGCGTTGCTACATTTGTTCATAGAAAGTTGGAACACGTTCTATAACTCTTTAGTTAGAGATGCATTTATAATTCATTCCAAATGGAGAATCATCTGGAACTTTATATTCTGGTTACTCTATCTAATTTTGCATAATTTGATCTAGAAAATGCATAACTTCATTAATTCGATAAAATGCAGGAACATTATTATATTTTCTCGAAGAATCTTTGCTTTGTTCTTCTGGTGATCCAGCATCTCTTAACTTCGTACATTATTTCTGCTAAATATATTTTAGCCATATTTAAAAATCCTGTATTACATCCATCAAATCCCTTCAGTCTATTGTCAACGAAGTAGTCGAACAAGCTTGGATCTATCTCCACTCCGGCAGGTTCACTATGAACTCCTGCAGAATAGCGTTCTCATACTCCACAGGTATATATGCAGTGATCTACCAACATTTGATTCCTATTAATATTTGTTTGATGTTCTTGTGGGACATCACTAAAAGTCTTCCATTGGTGCGAGCTTCTTTAGCAGCAAGTGGCTTCTGTCGTTTTCCATCTACAGCAAATGTATCATCTGCTGATAGAATATTTGGAATTCCGTCAGTGGCATCACCCTTGATAATATGTTCAAAAGATAACGGTCTGGTTCTGCACAAGTTACCAGACTCTTCTTGATCGGACTGTACTGTTTACATTTGGATAACGGAATAGTTGCTGAAAGTCTTTGTCGCTAGACACAATCATGATCTTTTCCTTATCATGATGATGCTTTACTAGTGTAGCAATAATATCATCTGCTTCACATCGCTCAACTTTAATTGACTTATATGGAAAGTTTTCAGAAACTTCATTTCTAATTGTATCAAGAATCTCAAAGATACGATCCCAGTTGTAATCGTCAACTGCTCGTGTCTTCTTTCGGTTGATCTTATAATGCGGAAAGATATCTCGTCGCCAAGTAATTACCAGCATCCTGACATAGAACAAGTTCTCCATATTCCTTGTGGAACTATGTTGCGATACATTCTATATGTGGATAGGGTAACATGTCTTGCAAGATCAAGGGTTACATCCATAGGTGAATCATACTGAGCAAAGATCGTACCGAGAATAATTTGTGTATTGTCGACTAGAATCATTTTGAATTAAGAATATCTTTAAGGTCTTCGAGGTGCTTCGATTACAACCTTGATCTTACGCTTACCAGGAAAGAGAATCCCTCCTTAAGATCCAGGATCGCCCTTATATGCTTGCTGCAGTTCCTTGATATGTGGATCAAGAACCTTTGCAAGTTTCTTGTGGTGTACTGACTTGATACCTTCCATACGCAACCACTCTGAGTGGTCTATATTCTTTTAGATTACCATCATTTTCGTGCTAAGTCAAATAAATCATCGACTCTTTGTTCGATTACGAGACATATATTCTACAGTTTTCTTTTGAATTCTTTCTTGAACATTGACCTTTTCTTTATTTGGATCCTCTACCTTTGCTGGCTTATGAGTACCCTCATGAATAATTTGTTCAATATTCTTTTTGATCATATCAACAGTTTCCGGTCGCAACTTACCGCCCAGATTCATGATACGACATCGACTACCAATATAAATGAATTCCATAGCATTGATATCACATGCTGCTGCAGCCTTGACATCCTTCTTGGAATAACCATTCTTCATCATCCAATCAATAGTCCAAGGCTTGCACATATTATTATCGCAAGAATAACTGTACCAGTTGATTGCACGAAGAATCTTGGTATCGAGTTCTTCTGGTGTAAGTTTATCTGCATCCTTCCACACGGGTTCGCTACCCATGATCAGAGAATCAACAGAATCACCTCGACCAATACGACGAGACTTTTTCTTTTTCTTTTTCATGTATCAATTCTACTAAAATTGTTTCGTTTGATGAATGTAATATGATCTTGGAACTTGTCCTGTAATAGTTCCTTCGACTTATGAGATATTACAAAGATGTTAGTACCTTTGTCAAGTCCTTTCAAAATAGAAAGAAAAGATTCTGTAGCCACATCATCCAGACTACCATCTAATACTTCATCAAATATTAGTAAATTACAATTAAGTGAATTCTTTAATTGTGCTACTGCGACGCCATGCAAATAATAATGACAAATCAATCTTTCGTTTTTCACCTTCACTAAAACTATCATATGTGAAGATGTCACGATGACGACTCTTGATTGTTTCTTCAAATGAATCATTCAATTCCAAATTGAACAAAGAAATCCATTTGTGCAAGATATTTGTTAATTATTTTATTCATAATTGGAAGATAATACTTTATAATCTTGCTCTTAATTCCTGTATCTTTCATCAAGAAAGATGCAAGAGAATAGTAATGCATGTCATCATTTAGTTTCAACTTATTCTCAACAAGTTCCTTTCCAGCCTGACCCATCTCTTTGAGTTTTGTCTGCTCCTCATCAATGTTCTTTGTGTCGGACTGAATGCTACCAATATCAGTACGCAACTTCTTTACATACTTATTAGTTGCACTTACTTGACTTTCGATATCCTGTATCATCTTCTGTTCCAGATGAATCTTATTATTGAGGGTTGCCTTCTCTGAAAGTTTTTCATTCAACTTGGTCATTTGCTTTTGTTGAAGTTGAACTGCTTTCTCCAACTCTGATTTCTTATTATTTCTTTCAGACAGAACCTTGTCCTTATGCTCACAATCAATCTTCTGTGAACAGGATGGACAATGATCGTTTGTCGAATAGAATGATATATCCTTTTCAATCTTCTTCATTTCAGATTGGATGCTCCTACCAAGATCCGTCAACTGCTGAATCTCTGTATCAACATTGATCTGTGAAGATAGTTGAATAAGTTCATCCATCTTCTTTTGTTTCTCTTCTATCTCTTTTTGATATTCTTCTATCTGCTTGTAGGATTCTTGAATTTCCTTCTCATGACGATCTATTGTTTCTTTATTCTTACTAGCAAGGGTTTCGATATGTCGCTTCTGAGCAATAGTCTTTTCCTTCTGGAGTTCAATCTTATGCTCCAGTTCTGAAATATCAATCTTCATTTGAGCCATACGACCCTTGAGAAGAGTATTCATCATAGAGAATACATTGATGTCTAGTAGGTCTTCTACGATGCTTCTACGGTCTGCTGCGGGTAGACGCATGAAAGGAACATAGTTAGTAGAACCAAGAATAACCACCTGACAGAATGATTTGTAATTCATTTTCAGTATAGTTTCTTCCAACATCTTTTGATAGTCTTTGGACTTAAGCATCCTGATCTACCAGTTTACCAGACTTTGTAAACTTCAAATAGTTTTGGTGCTAGTCCTCTGCGAATCTTATATTCAACACCACCAGACAAGAATTCAATCTCAACCAGACAGTCTTTCTCATTAATAGAGTTTGCTAACTGTGGAATGTTGATGTTTCTGTATGGTTTACCAAATAGAACAAAGGTTATGTAAGCATCCAACAGAGGTTGTTTTACCAGCACCATTTTCACCACTGATTAAGGTAGTTCGATTTTTATCTAATTGTATTTCCGTGAAATTGTTTCCTGTAGAAAGGAAATTTTTCCAGCGTACTTTTTTGAATGTAATCATAATGAATAATTAAAAATCACCTTTTTGGAGTTCTTGGGATATTTCTCCTACGACGGAGAGAAATCTTTCTCCTTCTTGTGCACGCATTCTTTTAGTTTTTGGCTTTTCTTGCAGCCCGTCTTGCTTTTCTCTTTAGTTTATTGAGATCCGAGGATGAGCGCCTTCTGCATTGTCTCGTCCAACTTTTTTTCACCAGGTTTACACTTTAGCAACACTTTTCTTTTACCACCACGAATAACTAGAGATCGTTTTACCGATCCTTCTAGTAAATCAAGTATGGTTGTTGTTTCAGACTGTTGCTCCATTTAGTGTATCCTTTTCACTATTTAGTAAAGAACTTTCTTTGAGTCCTTGACTATACCATAAAGGAACATTTCCCAGTTTCCACTTTGCAAATCTTGATTTTTCAAAAATATAATAATCACGATACGCTCGAATGGCGTCTAGATTCTTGTATTGATCTGGCATTGCTTGAGCAAATGGAGTTAACCCCTCAATCTTTAAATTGGTCGGTGGGTGTCTGAATAACCACTCTGCTAGTTGAGTTGATACATGAGTTTTACCATATCTCTTAGTATATTCGCTGCAAAGAGCAAGAGTGTGCTTGCATAACCAATCATAGTTTCTGGTCGATTGTCTTGTCCAGATTGTGCAGGGATGGTTGATCATTGTAGACTTGTAAATATAATCATCTACCTTTACATCTTCCAATTTATAATAAGTGTATCTGCGACCATTCTTGGTTTGTCTCTCAACCTTCTGACCATCTAATACACGATGTGCTGTAGATAGTAACTGACAACTTTCAAGAATCATCTTTACGATGTGCTTGTCACACATATACTCTGCTGCTGTTACAGGGTTCTTGTCCAGTACAAATATGTTCATTGTGAAAGACTTTCCATATAGAGTTCATGGATGATACTCTTGAGTTTATTCTTGTTTTGTACTTCTTCCATAGCATCAATTTCCGAGTTGATGATTGTAAGTGTATCCTTTGTATTGTCAACAGTTTGTTCTGAACTAAGTTCAACATTGTTCTCTTCAATAATGTTTAAACTAGCAACAGCATTACCATACAACGAATCCATGAACTTGTCAAATATATAAGGCTTAGTTTTATTTTCTACAATTAGTTTAACAAAACAGTTCTTATACTTTGCAAAGTCAGTCTTCATCATATCTCGTTCTGCATCATTATAGCGAATAGAATAGAATATGCGATTTGGGTTTTCAATAAACTCTAGTTCACGAGTTTCTGTATCAAGAATATGGAATCCTTTTCTTTCTTTTAGATCTGAGAAGGTAATTTGATATGGTGTACCAAGATATGAAACATTCTTTTCACTCTGTTTACAATGAAAATGACCAGAGTAAACTGTTTCAAACCGAGATAGAATAGCAGGACTCATACCATCTTCATGTTTGACACCACGGAGAACTTCAAATCCTGTTAGTTCGAAATGACCCATAATAAAAGGCGAAGGCGTAGTTTTAATAAAGTCCAAAGTCTTTTCATAATTTTCCTTATTGATCCAGGGGACTAATGCAATTGATAAACTATCCATTTGAAGATTAATTGGATGTTCTACAATCTTAATCTTGGTATTATCAAATAATTGTGTTATAGAGTTAATCTGATTGGTATTTTTATAATAGGTATCATGATTGCCAAGAAGACACCATAGATTGAATTCACCAGAATCAAATTGAGATATAAATCTCTTTCTAACCTCTGCTAGAGTTTGAAAGTTAACAAATTTACGACGATCCATAAGATCACCAAGGTGTATTACATTTGTAATTCCATGTTCACGAAGATATGGAAAAAATTGATTCTCAAAGAACTCTAAAAAGTAATTTAAGAACAGTGGCGAATCATTTCTAACTCCAAAGTGTGTATCACAAATGATTGCGATTTTCATTTAGTCCTCCATGAAGGATTCTAGTGTCTTTTCTTTTCTTTCGTTTCTTACGCTTCTTTTCTGGTCTTTTCTTGTTCTCATCTTTTGATAATTTTCTTGTTCTTCTTCACTTATACCAACAGCCTTCAAGATACTCGTGTAAAGTCCCCTTCATGTGTCCATGGTGTTCTAAGAACTTATATTTGATATAGTTTTGTTTCTTTTCTTTTTGTATTCGACGTAGAAACGCATAATATATTATTTGTGTAAAGTAAGAGAAATGGATTGTTTGATTTGTCTGGATCAAAGTTTTCACAATACATTAAACAGTTTTCTATGCCATCACCAATCATTTCATCTTTGAACGCATAGTTCATGAAGTTTGGTTTCTTTGAAAGATTCTCTGCTATTTCTAGGAAACATCTACCAATATATTCGCTCACTGGTGGTATCGAATCTCCAGATTCTCTTGCTTCTTTTACAGATTCTTTCCACTTTACCATCTCTGCATAGAATTTTTTATTATCAATATAGTGTCCGTTTTTCTTTTTAGTTGGTGTTTCTACTATATCCAAATTCGCTTCAGTTTTGATTTGTTTGGATTTTTTCTTCTTCACCACTTTTTTCTTTTTCTTTTTCACTTTTAACTCCATTCTGTTGCTGGAAGTATACACTCTCTAAAAATATTTTCAAGGAAAATCTATTGACATTTGCTTTTCGCTCGTTACACTTAGTGTGTCACGGTTCACCTAATGATCTATTCTAGATATAGTCTTTAGGATCAGGACTCCAATCATTGAAGTCGTTACCGAACTCTTTGGGGTCTTTTTATTTTTCTTTTGTGGTGGTTGTTTAGAAGACTTGATTTGGCTTCTTTTATTTTTCTTTTTTTGGGGTTTTACCTCCGGAAAAAGATCTTCATCGCCCAACTCATCATCCATATCCCACTCCTTTGCATCTGCCATCATTTCAATGATTTCTTCTGCCATTTCTTGAGGTACATTGAAAGTTACATTTATGTTATCAGGTGGAACATTAGGATTTATTTTTTGTTGTTCAGTCATCAATTCCGTTATATCCTTTAATGGTAGTTCTGGTTGGTCTATGGGTTTTGGAGTGTCTTCCTTTTCCTTTTCCATTTCATAACACATTATTATTTTTGTATCTGGTTTTGTTATAGCAATTATACCATCTGTTGGTATTTCAATAATTCTATCAAGAGAATAATCTATCCATGTCTTAAACACAAGCATATCTGTGTTGTTCATTGTATTTTGATCGACCAATATTACATTTTTATATTGCATAGGTCTTTCTAGAATTAGTGTTTTCTTTCTAATTTCTAAAATCCTAGTTATGAGTGAATCACCGTTTTTTAATTTAATGATTCTGTATCCGTTATCTTGCATGTGCTCTCCAATTTAATGTTTAACTTCTTGTGTGAGAACTTCTCGGATTCATAAATTTTAAGTCGCTCATTGTAATGACGAAGAGTATGATTTTGATAAGACTTCCAGTGAAGGTCATCTGCTATATCGAATAGTCTAGCCTTATCTTTGTGTTCAGACTTTCTAAGTTGTCTACCAATACTTTGTAAGACCCGTATTCTACTCTTTGATGGAGAGGAGAATACAATATTATGTAGTCTTCTTATTGAAATGCCCGTAGAGAAGGTGCCGTATGAAGCAATGATGATTGCGTTGTCTTGTTTTTCACATAACTTACGAACTTGCTCACGCATCTCAACATCAGTGCCACCATAGACAAAGAAAACTTTCTTGTCCTTAGTATTTAGTTTTTCTATGAGTTGGTGAAGAATCATGCCATGCTTTTCAACAAACTGAAATAATACTAGTGTATTGCCTTTTAGATTCAGAGCAAGATTTGAAATAAATTCATTCCGTGCTTGATTTGAAATTAACCAATCAATTTCTTCTTTGTAAGTTAATTTTTTAATCCCTCTTCTTACTTCTTCTGAATATTGAAGAACTAAACAGTCAATTGAGAGTTCAGAAAGAATATCTTTATCCATCAATTCTTTTGTTGATGTAACTTTCTTGACTCTACCAAACAAACCTTCGATAACAAGTTTATGTGTCATGCTTCCATCAAGTGTACCTGTGGTTCCAATACGCCAGTCACATGTTGTAAGTTTTGACATAATAGCAGTCAACGATTTTGATTTAAACAAATGACATTCATCACCTATGACTGCTTCAAACTGATCAAAGTATTTCTTTGGCATCTTATAGATGCTTTGCCCAAGTTGAAATAATAATTTTTTTATCTGAATCTTTATCCTGACCCCCGTGAATCTTATGACAATGATCTCTGGTCTTCCAACCTGTCTTGGATGCATATTCAAAAAAGTCTGAATACATCTGGGTGACTAGGGATATGGTTGGGACTATTATTAGTATTTTTTTATCTTCTGGTAGAAGATTTAACAAATAACGGCAGAGGACATATATGATTAGACTCTTACCCGACCCTGTGGGGGACAATAGGAGGCTCCTACGCTCGTTTAAAGCGTGTAGGATCGCTTCTAACTGGTGCTGGTGGGGTTCTAGACGCTTTCCTGCTGCGTGGGGGTTCAGAGTCTTAATATACTCTATAACCTGTTCAAGAGTGATTCTATCTTTATTTTTGTAATTCGGTTCTCAACCGAATATGACCTATCCTTGGCAAACTGGATAACATAGTCTTCAAGTCCTGCGTAGATAGTTTGTCCGTAGATGTTATACAACTTGATCTGTCCGTCCCACAGTTTGTTTCTGTAGGCGGGCATGAACTTATGTCCGGGGACTTTGAAGGTAAAGTAGTCAGATAACTCCTTTGCAAAACTTCTATCACAGTCCACCTTTATATAAACAGAGTCTAAGGGTTCAATCACTAAATCCATATACCATTATTTATATGGTTCCATTCATGAACTTTCGCCATGCAATAGCATCTCTTATATGAAATTGACGATTCATGATACCTTTAAGAACTGAACTGAGGTATTCTACTTTTTCTTCTTGAATGGACATCTTGTTCTTTAGTTCAACAAGATCCTTATCTGCATCTAGGTAAATGTCTACATCTTGTCGTAGGATCTTAAGATCAAAGGGTTCCCAACCAAGTTCTTTTAATTGATCCTCGCTGAGTTTACCAGTGTAGTATTCCCATTTGAGTTTGAACATTCGGGAATAGTTTGTCTTGTATCCCTGAAATCGCAACTTCTCTTCATGATAGAAGTTAAGATACTTGTTGTGTAATTGAGGAATACGCAGAGACTCCTTATCGAGTTCTGTATCGTCAAATGCCATGTCTTGTTTTGCTTGTTCAATTAATTCATTTAAAGTCATGATGTAAGTATAACACAGAAAATTAATTAGTCAACTTTTCAACATAATAACCTGTATATCCGAATGATGCTGAACATGCTACAGGAACTATGTCATTTACAGTTGTCAATAATTCAATATTTGAAAGTGATATTGGAAAACAGTTTCTAAATGTAACTGCAAAAAATGGTTTTGACACACTATTCATTATCAATAAAGTTGCATCTGAATAATAGTCTTTTTCTTTTTTGGCATTACTAAAATCTACTGTTGGTGGTATGGATGTTACCCAATCATGTAATTGTTTCCAGTTTTCCATATCTTCTGCAACAAGAAAGTCCATGTCAAAATTATCATATGTTATCTGTCCTGCAGGTCTTCTCACAGGTGTGGCAAATGGAGTTGGTTGTTGGAATTCATTTAATGATAAACCGGGCAGATTTGCTCTTTGACAAAAATAAACTACATGTGGAATTCTAGAGAACACAACACGGAACTCATTTGGTTGCAATGTATTCAGTGTTTGTGGTTGTCTTGCTATTACAGATTTTAAATATGATCTATCCATGTAAGTATTTATAAAATGATAAGGGAGGTCTTTCGACCTCCCTCTCAGATGAGAGTTACCTATTTATCAAGCAGTTCCACCGTAACTTGCGTCGTTGCCGTGGAGGTTGTCTACACGGAAGATGCGGTAGTATTGGTTTCTTCTGCGTTGTAGTCTCATTGCGTCTGGAGCATTGTCTGAACCGAGGACGAATGGATTGCTTACGATACCGTAACGAGTCTTGAATCCAATCTTTGGTTGGAATGTACCAGTATCGACTGCTCTTACCATTTGTAGAGGTACATATGGGCAGTAGAAGATACCTGCATCGTATGGGCTTGTACCCTTATATCCAACGCAAACATAGTTAACTGGATTCCAGTTTTCGATGTGTGTTGGCATGGAGTATGGATCGAGGTAGACCTTGATCTTACCACCAGCGATTGTACCTGCTAATGTGCTACCGTTTACATCGGTGCTCATTGCAGAGTTGAATGCTGGGCTAAAGTCGAGGATACCACTCATGCTGAGTGCAGAGATAACATCTGGTGATGCTACCATCATATTTGCACGACCTCTACGAGTTTCTGAACCGACGACATTTGCTTCTCTTTCAATTTGGAAGAGAAGACCACGGAACTTCTCAGCACTCCAACGACCGTCAGAATCCTTCTCTAGATCGTATACGCCACCTCTGGTTGAACCAAAGACTGGTGTGCTATATGAAGTTAGATCGTTTTGTTGGCAACCCAACTTAGCAACATCGTAAATCATTCTTACGAGTACTCGCGGTTGATTTCGAACATAATCTCGGTTGAGAGAATGTTTGCGAGTTCTGTTTCTGCATCTAGACCGTGAACTGCCTTGAGGTCTTGTGCAAGTTCTAGAGTGTATTCTGCCTTGAGAGCACGAGTCTTTGCTTCAACTGCTGTCTTCTCAATTGTGAAAGACATTTCACTGAAGTTGTATGTACCACCACCAAGTTGTTCTGCGCTTGGATGTTTCCATACCGCGACCTGGCTCGAAGCGACCATCGGTTGTACCTAGATCGTCTTGGAAGAGATCACCCATGTTACCAGCGTGAGTACCACCGAGGTTGCTACCGCTGTGACCTGTATCTGCTTCACCCATGAATGCTTCGCTACCAGTTCTTACACCAGAACTATTGACTGAATTATAACGGCTCTTCATTGCGAAGATGAGTCCGGTTGGTCCTGTCATTGGTTGAACGCCAGCAAGATCGTATGCCATTAGATTTGGCATTGCACGACGAACGAGGCTGATGAGGATTGGATCGAATGAATCGATACCAGTTGTTGTACCTGCACCTGGGTTTGATGTACCAAGTTGTGTACCTGCGATACCTTGATAGGTTTCTCTTAGGTGTCTCTCTTGGTTCTCAAGAAGAACTGTTGTGCAGTACTTCTTGTAGTTGTCTTTGATTTCTGGAAGCGAATTGTGTTCAAGGATTGGCTTCCACTTATTCTTAACTGATTCTGATAAAACTTGACGAGTAGGTTCCATCTTTTTTTGCTCCTTTTATGGTTCTATTTCTATATATAAAATTAATAATTTAGACTTATCCTTGAAGTGTCCTTCCGAGAACTTCAGAGTAAAGTTTGATATTATCGTTTACGAAAACTTGTTCTGGGTTATTGTCGGTTTCTTCCATTAAAGTGTCGATTACTTGACCAACATTTTTTGCATCTGCTGGTTTTTCTGCTATCTTTGTTGGAGTTGACTTAACCTTTGTATAATTCTCAACCAATAGTTTGACTTTTGAGCGGAAGTCTTCGGTGCTGGAGAACTCAACATTCTCTGCTAGTTTACGAAGATTCTCAGCGTCAATTGCTTTAGAGTCTTTGTTTCATCTGCAAATACTGCTTGTGCTTCTAGAAGAGCGATCTTCTCAGATAGAGCAATATTTGTTTGAAGTTCTTCATTTACTCTAGTTTCTAAAGTTTCTACTGCATCGACTAACTCATCAAATGCATTTTGCTTATCTTCAGGAACTTCGATATAAGACTCTGCAAAGAGATTCTTTAGTCCTTCAATGAAGTTTTCAGCAATCTCTGTTCTTAAACCATTGTCTACTGCTAACTTGTTTTCCTGTAATCCATTCTTGAACAACATAACTTAGATAATCGCTAATGTTTTGATTCAAGTTCTTCTGCTACTTGAACTACTGATTCTGCTAATCTTTCTTCAAAGATTGATGCCATTTGTTCAGTAATTGCTTGTAGATTTGTATTGATTGATGCCTCATAAAGTGCTGCTGCTTTATCAACAAATTCATCAGATACATCAGCACCGAATAGTGTTTTTACTTCCTCTTGCATTTGTGCTTTGTTTAGAGATGGAAGTTCAACACCAGCAAATGATGGTTTCATTTGTAATGTTGCTTGATTTGCACCTGCATTAACATTTGTTACTTCTGTTGTTTGGAATGCTGGTTTGCCGTTGACAGGAGTTGGTGTACCACCATGTGCATCTTGAACAGCATTGCCAGTTGATGTTGCACCACCTGTGCTGCTGATGCCATAGATGGCTTCATTGATACTGATGCTTGGTTCTTACCTGCATTGCCACCTTAGATTCTGATCCTGTTGATTGAGATTGAGCAGGTTCTTCATCAGCACCTTCGTCCTCGCCCTCATCTTCATAATCTTCACCTTCGTCTTCACTTTCTTCACTCTCTTCTTCTTCACCTTCCTCTTCGTCTTTTTCTTCGAAGAGTTCTTCGTTTTGTGGGAAGAGTTGTTCTAAAATTTCGTCTGCTAGTTTCTTTGGATCCATTTTTAATATCTCCTGTTCTTAGTCTGCATTATTTATATATTTTTAAATTTTGACAAAAAGTGTTCAAATATCTTTAATTGGGTTTCTTCTTGTAGTCTCTTTGGGGTTTTATTAAGTTTATTTTTATAATTCTCTAATTGGACTTCCTTAATAATTCCATTTTCCCATACCCATTCTTTACCTTCCATAATACCGTTTACGAAAGCACCTGGGGCTGATGGGTCTGCTACGATGTCAACGGCTGCCAACATAAAGTCTGGTTGAACATAATTGACACCATTCATTTCCTTCAAAGAACCCATACCGCGGCTAGAAACCCCTAGTTTTACACCTTCTTTAATTAAAGATTCTGCAATTTTACCCATAGGGGTTGTAGTTAAAATTTTGGCTTTTCCTACACAAACATTACCCTCAAAGGTTAAACTTTTGATTGAATGTGATACTTGATTCAAATTTACTGTTGGGTTTTCTGGGTGTCCTAATTCACCTAAAGCACGACCTGCTTTTACGAAATTATCAACATAAGATTTTACTGCTGATTCTAGAATTTGTTGAGTATAAACTCTACCGTTACGGTTCTTTTCTTCAGCAACCATGTATGGATTCAACAATGTACATAGACTTGGAACCTTCAGATTCCTCAGTAATATACTTAATATCTTGAATGGTTTCGGTAATTAGTTTCATTTATTTTTTCCCTTTAATTGCTTTGCCAATTGCTTTTCTACGATTTAGGAGATACTTATCAGTACCATCAACATTACCGTCATTGTCAACATCCTTATCTTCTTTTCCGACAGGATCTAATCCTTCTTCAACTTGTTTTTTGTAAATTTCTGCTGAAAGTTGAACTCTTCTTTTCGTTTAAAGCATCATATGCTTTTGCGTATAATGTATCGAATATATTCTTACGAAACTCTTCTACATCACCGTCTACCAATGATTCTATAAAATTTGACATATTTTTTCCTCTCTTTTGGGGTCTGTTATATTTATATAGTTAATTATTTTAACCCACTTCACTTGGTGCTCTTGCACAGCAACAATAACCAGGACAACCAGATCTACAATCATCAAATGGTGCATTTCCACAATTACATATAATAACATTGAGTCCTTGACTACATGGGTTTCCTGCACATACACAATTTGTTGTGCTATAACCGGGAGTTCCTTTTGGACAATATTCACCAGAACATTCGGGTTCCTCGCCACCCCCACCACATCTGTCTTCATTGTAACAGAAAGCACAACTAGTAGATAAAGGACATCCAGTAGCACACGGAGTTACGCCGCAATCTACTCCACACCCTGAACCATTTGGACAAACAGCACAATTATTTGCATCTGGACAACCGCTATTGCAAGGGTTTGTTGCACATGCACCACCACAGTTTGGACTATCCGGACATACCGAACAATTATCTGCATCTGGACAACCAGATGTACATGGACTTATTAAACACTGATCTTCTGTTTCATTACAATTTGGACCATTTGGACAGACTGTGCAGTTATTTTCATCAGGACATCCGGCTGTACAAGGTGATGATAAACACAAATCAATAGAAATTTCAATTTCAGGTAATTCTATGCAACCATTTTCATCACAGTCACAATGTATTCTATTTTGCATATTGTATAACAAATTATCAGACAAAAGAGTATAGTCTGGTGTCTCTGGAAATAAAGTAACACTCACTGGTGAATCATATATCTTCTCAAGTACTGGACTCGTTTGGAGGTCTTCCAGTGTTTTTTATAGACTCTTCTATCGCTGAGAATAATGCATTTTTATAATTTGTTTCTAGATGAAATGGTGCTTGTTTTTTGGTACACAACATTTGTGTTGATCTGATAATCTATTTCCTTCTGGATTTAAATTCATAGCATAAGAATTACAATTTCTAAGATAATATCTAATACCAGAAGATATTCCTCTATCATTATTTCCTACATTTTCTACACATTGATTTGCATATATTACTTTATTTTGTTTTGTCGAAGACGCTGTTTGAATACAATCTCTTCTCCAATAATCATTCGAAACCAATTTGATTATATGACTTGATGTTTTTGGTGTCTTATAATCTTGACCACCGGGTGATGGTATTACAGTAGTGCCAACTACACTATTGTTATAATCTCTAAATTGATTACAACCACAATCTTGACCTGTAGGACAATCTGAACCAACTCTATTATCAAAAGGATATCCTGATGTATCCGATCCCGGTGATTGACAATATTTTACATCACCAGTGAATCCAGTTACATTTAAATCTACTTCTTTTCTAAAGACAGTAGCACATGGTAATCCCACACACATGTGTTTTGATACTGCTCAAAACCCAGGAGAACCACCAGGTTTTTTCTCAAGATTAATATTTTGCACCACAGATGGAGCACCACATTCACCACAAGAACTTGTTGCGGTTGTACACCACTCATCTTGTATGTTTGATGTTCTTGGTAGTGGTTGATTATGGCATACTTTATGGGCACGAAGTGCACCCTCCTGGTCTTTGTCTTGGGCAATTATTAAGACATGATTGTAAATTAAAATAATAAGTTCCAGAAGTTGGTTCAACTGTTGTGCATTGACAGCATTGACAATTTGGCACAGAACCACATGTAGTTGGTTGGCATATTTTGACATGTATAATATTGACACTTGTAAAAACTTGCTCCAAGTTTATCAATACAAGTTTGGAAAACTAAACTATCCAAATTCAATCCAAGTGAAGTTGCTCTTTCTAATGTCCAGAAACAATCATAATTACTAAAATCTGTAGGAACACCATTTATTACAACTGTTCCTAATGCTTTAATTGCATCACATGTCATAAGTTCACATGGAGAAGTTGGTACACCAGATGAATCTACCTCTTGTAGGATCACAATCTGTGCTGTTATATAAATCTCTTACTTTCATCGTTCTCAGAGCACAAAGATTTGTAGAATCTGATATGTTTATTACTTGTCCTGTCTTTGGATTTGTTCTACAAACTGTTGAAACATCTGGTTGCATACTACCACACCCACACCAATTTTCGCTAGCACAATTACAACCACTTGAATTAAAAGTAGTAAATGCTTCTGATGTGTTTGTTCTAATATAACTGTATGATGTATTTGATACTGGTTGAGATTTGTGATTACCGGGACACAAATCCCAGGTTATTATATCTCTGATATCTGGTGTTGACCAATTTCCTGTTTTTGGAAATGGATTTTCTTCATCTATTCTTGGTATGTTAAAACTTTCACATGGATTTGTACAGCAATTTTTAGAGTTCACATTCTTCAACAGGAGGTTGTAACTCTCATCTATTTCTGAAGTAACAGTATAGTTTTGACAATCTTGAACTACTAGATTTTAAACTAGTTATACCAGTATTCATGCATGAAATATCCTGGCAATCTGTTACCAGATTCATCATATCTTGGTGCTCTGTTACAATCATCAGTTCCACCAGCACCTACAACCTCATCTACTGAACATGGAAAAAGAATTTACAACATTGTGAATTGCAAAATCCTGAAAGTTGACTACCTGATTTTATACAATTTTCATAGGTGTCAACATTAAATAATCCAGAAGCAGACAACTCTTCTATTCTTCTCCTACAAGAATCACATGGGAATGGATTTAATTCGCCATTTCCACTAGATGCTATACAACTTGTATCTGGACAACATTTATACCATTTACAACCACCTTCATTTGCGGTTTTACCACAACCAGATGCTCTAGCAGAAAATACTCCGCTTTTACCATTATAATTTAGCGTTAAATTAATTGTATTCATCCTCCACCATTTCCACAACTACCAGGAGAACCTATGTTGCTATCTATTATTGCAACTATTATATTTGTTATCACTTCCACTCAATATTGGTGCTATTTCTGCTGCACTCAAAACAGTAGACCCTGATGGACTACCAACTCCACACCCACCTGCACATGCAGATACTGCTCCTATTGCACCTTTTGGTACATATGTTTCGGTAGTTGAATTATATTGAAACCACTCAAAGCCAAATCTACCACATGAGTCACATCTTCCGGAAAATTTAAAGTTGCATTGGCAGATGAATTATAAACAAACGATTGACTTGGTTCATATGAACAACCACCATTTTGTCCACTACTATTTAAAAAACTTACAGGAAACCCTGCTGCATATTCTAATAGATCTTTAGTTACACCTTGACCTAAAATCATCAAAGAAATATTACCAACAAACCCACAGCAAGTATTTGGTCTATACCCATTACAAGCAGATCTTGGTTTATAACCATTGCGCTTTTAAATTATCAAATATATACATGGGCCAGGATTTGAAAAACCAGATAACCCATTAGAGGCAGTTACTATACTGTAATCTTTATAAACTCCTGGCATAATTTACCCCCTCTAGGTATAAATGGTGCACACCCCTCAGCATTGCATGTTGGATCTGCCAAGCATTCCGATCTAGTCCAAGATCTTGGTTGTCCATCTGGTGTAGTTTTGTCAATATTCCTTCTGCTCTATATTTATCACAAGGGTTTGCACAGCAACAATTTTCACCACATTCATTTTTTGGATATAAGTCATAATTGTTTTTTCTTGTTATACAGTTCCAATAATCAGTCAAAGACTTATTAACATATACTGGTGGATATACATCAATACCACTTCCAGGATTTTGTGCTTCTGCTGCATTTCTTAAAGCCCTAAGTGTTGGATGTCCAGATGAACCATATTCATCCTTGAGATCACATGACGCATCACAGTTAAATTTGCAGCAACCAGATCTTGAACAAATATCAATTTGTGAACATGTAAGATTATATCTTTTGGACAACCGCTACAGTTTATACTACAACAATTTCTATCTTTACATTTTCTAGATGCAAACACTCCTGATTGTTTAAACATTGCTCATATTCTGATATATTATCAGCAACACAAAATCTGCACACTCTTGACAACATCCCTTTCTATCATAAGAACCACCATCTGCAGCAACACATTCAACATAATCAAGTGGCGCACCTACGCAAGGATTTACACAACAACTACTTAGATCTGGATTGCCTGCACATTCTGGTGATTGTAGACATGCATCATATTCCATCTTTGTATTGCTTGGACATGAATAACACTTACTCCTCTTGCACTCAGGATCATCACATTCACAATCTATTCTGTTCTCTAAAATATATGATAAATTTTTACTATAATAGTTCAAGTTTGGTCTATAATTTGATTGTATATCTGAACCATCGTGTAGAGCATCTGCTCTAAACATTGTGTTTGTTTCGCCATAAGGAGTAAATTCTTTAATAAATGGTCGCTTATCTTTGGCAAACAGCATCTACTCACATTTGAAATTTCTGCGTTCGGACTTATGTTCATAGAATATGAAGCACACTTTTCTATAAAATACATACCCAAAGCATTTCCGCTGCTTCTAAAGATGTATCGTTTAAATAAGGATCTCCAACATCTTCAAAACAATTCGATGTGTATATAACTGAATTTTGTGAAGCATCTAAACTATCTGCTATGTTTGGAGACATTCTAATTGTACAATCTCTTTCATAATAGTCATTAGAAACTATTTTCATTATATGACTACCCTGAAAGGAGATCTCCAGAGTTGATCGGCTTCACTTCCGTCAACTGGTCTTTTCTGTCTATAGTTTTGTCCATCTGGATACAAGACCAATCAACATTTCTTGTTTGACTACAACCAACAGATTCCTCTAGATATTCTGGAACACTAATTGAAAAATTACAGCCACATAAAACATAGTCGCCACCACCATATTGTGACCAAGGTAATCCCGTTGTTTTAAACCCACCCTGTGTATTCCAATTAGAGTTTGTTATGTTTGGCTCGGTGATCTTTTCTACTATTGCTGTATCTACCAAGTGATGGAATTTATTTCCAACAAAAACAACCATGATTGTATTATCATCAAAAAATGGTTCTAGTGGAAGAGTGACAGTTGCATTTGCAGTTTGACCAGTATTGCCCTTATTTGCACCATTTCTAAACCAACCAGAGTACAACAAATATTTCATAAAACACTTGTTGGATGTGCATCTCCATCTATTGTTTTTTCTGATAAAATATTAAATGTATCTCTTTCTCTTCCGTCTATAACAACTCTTCCGTATGTTCTACAACTGTAGAAAAGATCCCATTTAAAAAATGCAATAGAAACAGTCAATGCTTCAGAATGCATACAACCAAAATTTATATTTACTGTTGAACCCGGTGCTGCAACTAAGACATTATCAAATTCATTTTCATTTACACCAAAGAACCTAAGTTCTTCTCTATTCATTCTTGGATGTCTTATTATAGGATGAACTTTTAAATCACCAGGATGATTTGGATTGCTTATTCTATTTACTCTTTTTATTACAGGAGTAATTTCTTGAAATTTTATTCTATATCTTTAATTATTGAATGGATTAAGCTGATTCCTCTTGTTCTTTTTCTTCTAGGTTGATCTGGATTAGTAGATAAGTGGTTGTCATTGTTTCAGAAACATTATTTCTCTTCCAACCAGCAGGATTATCTTTAAAACAACCATAAAAAACATGACAGAAAAAATCAAACCACTGACTACACCCTGCTTGTCCACCCTCCCATAATGCTGAACCGTTGGCAGTGACATTTCTTGAATAGTCAAAGTAACCACATGCATAAGGATAATTGCTTCTTGGCACTCCAGGATCATCATCTTCTCAAAACTGTTTTACCAAGTGTTCTTCCCTGTGGATTATCTCCACCCTGAACAGTTCCAAAATAACCACTATCAATAGAGTTACCAACACACATGTGTCTTGATATATTAAAAAATCCAGGCTTACCGCCAACTGCTTTTTCCAAATTTATATTACTAATTGTAGTTGGAGCACCACATGGTTGATATTGACATTGAATATCACTAGCAGGAACAGTTCCTTGAGGTGAAATTAATGGTAATGGTGGTGGTATATTGTCTTGTGCACTCATGGACTCGATCCAGATTTAGTATCGTATTTTTTAAATCTACCATTTCTCTTATCGGATTGATAAGGGTTTCCACAGACCAATATTTAGAGTGTTTCTGTTTTGTATTAAATCCAGTTTAGTTGTCATATTGACATAGTTGCTACAGCACCAGCCAACCAGTATTTGTGTTTCTAAATGTTGGATCATAATCATTTTCTTTACAAAATTCAGTATAATCATTTAATGGAATAAATGAAGAGCAATCGATTTTAGATGCTTTTGTTTTTGTATTCTTCCATCCACATGTTCCTTTGTTATTGTCTCCATCAACTTCCCATATCCACAAATCGATTAAATTACCATCTTTGTTTTTTAAATTTCTAACATATTTGTTCGTCGCATATGTTATAGCACTACCAGTATTCACCATCTCTGTTCAGTGTATGACCATGAAAATTAAAACCACCAACTACTCCTGTGTACATTTCTTGTTTCAAATGCATCGTTGCCATCTTTATCTTTTACTTTTAATTGTGTTTTCCATTCAACATACCAGAACAAGTAGTTTTCAGTTATTTGTTTGTTTGCTGCTTGTATTGCTTCTTCTTTAGTAGAAAACGCGACCAAACCATCCATAGTCGCTCCAAGGTAAACTTTTTGATTATACTTATCTGGATCTATTGCCATTCTTTGAAATAAATCTATATCAGATGTTATTTGTTCACCGAGGATAATCTTTCCATCTACTATAAAGACAACACCAAGAATTTATATGTGCTTGATATGGTAACACAGAAGAACATTTTTGACCAACTCCTAACTGTATAGACAGCAGGAGTTCCTCTTCCACCTTTTCTATCAAACTCTATGCAGGAACAATAGTTCTCGGTTATTACTGTTGACATTAGTTTGGGTCCTACTATATTTGGTACTACAGGTCCTGTAATATAGGAGTCACATCACCAGTTGATGCTTTCATTGAACATAGAATTGTTTTTGTTAATAGCACGCCTGGTTTATAGCCCCATTCACCCCATTCTTCCGTGCCTTTATCTCTACAATTAATATGATAAGCATCATGTAATCTTCCCAATTTAAATAATGTTTCATTAAACTCTTGAATTTGATTACTCTTCATCAACACACCAGAGTTCAAGAATGAGATTGGTCTATTCCAGAAATATAGTGGATCAAAGTTATCGACATAGAAATTCTGGAAGTAACCACTGTTCAATCCATTATTCAATAGGAAAGAAGTTACATATTGATATTTGTATGCTCTCTGCTGGACCCGGTTCATTTGAATTTTCTGCTTGTAGTCTTGAATTCTTATATGAGTCCCAATTTAATCCAACATTAAATGTTCTAAGCGGAGTTCCGTTTATGTACTTATTTGGACCAACAAGAGGATACAACTTATCTGTTTCTGGACTAATTGTTATAGTTTTTGTTCCATCAATTTGTAATTCATAAACACTTGGGAACGCTTCAGTTCCTGGACTTAGAGTGTTACAACCAGTAACTCCTGTATATGTTTCAGAATTCCAATATTTAATAGGAACAGCAGCAATCATTACTTCGTCCATACATGGTAGAGGTGAGCAAGAGCATCTAGATGAACCAATAAAAGATCCTGCACCAGCAGAGGTATTATCACATGGATAATATGATGTAGATGCTCTTCTACTATAATACAAATATGTTCTAGGAACACCTGCAGTATAGTTAGGATCTGTTGCTGCATATACAGATGGTAATCCCTTATATGCCAATTCTGCTGATGTAAATTCATTTTCAGGTGCTAACTTGACGCCAGTAACTACACTTAATGTTGAATGTGTTAATATTGAATTTGTAGAATCTGCTTCTGTTCTTAACTTCTCATAGCAAGAAATACAGAAAGGAACAACTGCTCTATCATTTTCTTTATTGTTTCCACAACAATTCCATAAATTATTTGCATTAAACAAATGTTCATACCATAATTTAGATGTTCCTGTTGATCCAGATGCTGCCAGTTCCAATAAGAACCCATAGGAACTAAAGATCTAAAACCAAGATCTGTAAACTTCTTGGACTTATCAAAGAACCACCATATTCTCTATATTGTGATTCATTAGAATCCCAACAGAAAGGACTCTTATCTCTTGCATATGGGAAGTATGGATTTTCTTCTGGAACAGGATTTTTTGATGGTACACAATCTGGGTCTGCAGCACTAGTTCTAATTTATTATCGACTATTGCTTCAACTTTTCTTATTTGAGGAAGATTTGCCTTCCATAAAGAAACATTATTCGCCTCAAGAGGTTGTTTGTGATTTGGAACCCAAGGTTCTGTTATAGACCAGTAGGTATTATTTTTATAAATTGGTGTCACCAGTTATATAAATGTCACCACAACGAACACATCTACAATCTATGTTATATTTTAAATGTATAGAGGAACCAAGAACATCTATTCCAGACTTATTATAAAATGGACTCAATCTAGCAGATTCATTTCTGCCAACATTTTTTAGTTCATAGATTGCATTTGTTTTCTTTTCCAAACACTCCATGCAGTCATCAAAGTAGAATCCTTCTGCCAATCCAAGATCTGAATATGTTGCTTGTTTGTATCCTTTTGCAAATGTAGCATCTGTTCCCACCACCAAGTAAGAATCTTCCAACATTGGAATCCAGTATTGATTTTGGGAAATAACAGTTATCACCGTCCGTGAATATTTTACCAACAACATCACCAACAACTGTGAACTTTAATTTTCTAAATTCATCAACAGGTATATCTTTCAATTCAAATGCAGAGTAATCTGGTGCTTCTTTATCTGCAAATTTTAACATCTTATCAATACTTCTTAATGGTTTGTATGAATTTACATCACACGATGAACATCTATCATCTGTTGATCTTTTCTTACCACCAGACAAACAATTTGTATCTCTAAGGTAATCTGCATCACCAAAGTCTAAAGAGGTTCTACTTGGTCTGCAATATTCGAATGCAGTTTGATCAGCAATTTCCCCAGAACCAGTTCCAGTTATATAACCATTGAATGGTAAAGTTGGATTTAATGGAATTATAAGTTCCTTTGTTAATTTAACTCCTGCTGCTATTATTTGTGCAGGATCATATATTTGATAATATCTGACAGTTTGTGGATATGCTGCTTCGAGTCCCTTGAATCCCCAAACAGATCCAAAACGAGACTTCACCATATGCGTCTAGTGGATTTTCACCTTCTTCTCTTTGAAGATCGCTCTACTTGCCCAACAACCAACTACTTCACCAGAATTACAACTAACCGCACACTGATAAAGTCTATTTGCACCATGGCACGGTCCATAACCAAGCCCAAAATCCAGACATTGCATAGAATTTATTAAAAACTTACTTCACCGTTTGCACTGGGAAATTTCTCCAACCAGTTGTGCTACTAGGAGTCCATGATTGACCATTGTATAATTTGTATTCAATATAAGCATCGGAGTAATAATAATCGGTAGTGTTTGTTTCAATTCTGTTATCCACTATAGGCATGCCGCCGCCGTAATCTGGTGATCTATCTTCATCTAATACGCCAGATATTGAATAATCTACTCTTGCCAATAAAATATCTGCAAGACATGATACTTTTTTATCACTGAATGGAGGGAATAGTGGTTTTTCACATTCGCCACAACTAGGAACATAATTAAACCCTTGAGTATAATCAGAACAACCTAGAGAAGTACATCTGTTAAAACTAGCTCGATAACTTGGATCTCTGTGAGATTGACTCTTGACTATATCTTGTTTTGGTATTGTGGTGGATATAATCAAACCATTACTACCATCTACTCTTGATTTAAAAATAGGAGTAGTAGATTCTATAGTGATATAAAATGTTGATAGGTCTGTTGCTCATATTATCTTGTGATTGCTGGTGTTACTACGAATCTTCCTTGTAATATTCTAAAAACTACTGTATTGGAATCCAAACCATCAGTTATATTCTGAAAGTTTGCACATCAGTAGCAACGTGCTGGTAATTTATAAAACACTAGTTCAAGATCATACAGATAATTACCATAGTTTATTCTTCTTGTTATAAAAGATGATAATGATATTTTTAAATTTGGTGTTGGTATTTGTTGTATTCCAACTGGTAATCCGTCTGATAGACTCAAATCAATTGCATTTGACCCTAGAGGATTATAACTTTCCCCGTATAATGAAACAGGACCAGAGTCTGTTGCGTTCAGGGATTCAATTCTACTATTCCACCGTTTACAGAATTTCTAACTTGCATTTTTGCAAATACACCACACTTACCTGCTCTAGTGGATTGTGCTAATTCTGTTTCAAATCCAGATGGTATTGCTGTTATCGAAGGTGCACGAGTATTGCCTTCATTTAAATTAACAACTATATTTGTTGCGTCTTTAAATTTTAATTTAAGTTTATAACTAGTGCCTTCTTCAATTTGTATGTCATAATAGGCTGCTGGCATCGAAAGGTTTACCTCCTGTTGGATCTGCTTGTGGTGCTACCGTATTTATACCACCTGCAGAGGTCTGACCACCAGTAGGTGCTCCGGGTTGACCCATTTCTTGTCCTTGTGGAGATAAACCAGCAGCAATTGATGCTTCTTGTTGCTTTTGCATCTGTATCATCTGTTCTTCAGTAATTTCAGCATCAATTTGTACAATATCTTGATCTGTTTGACGCAATAGATTCTTTCTTAACCATCTATCAGAATAGAATTTACCAGAATAGTCTGCTGCATCTCTTAGAATTGATATTCTATCTCTTAATATTTCATGCTTGCTTGGATTCTGCAAAGTAGGAGTCTGTAGCAAACTTAAAGTGTTATGTCTTGCTCGATACTCTTCCAATCATCCTCACTCATTACTTGTTTTGCTAATAATTGAACTCTCAAGAAGTTCAAGAATAATTCACTAAACTTTCAAACGAAGTCTATTAATAAACTTTGAAAATTTTAATTCATCTCTTGTAATTTCAGATGCTCTTCCCATATTGAAATCCGTATTTCGGCTTCGATTCTGACTAATAGGAATGTTGAGTGACTTTAACAATTTCTTTTGGAAGTAAAGAACATCTTCCATCTCTCCAAGATTTTGACCACCGGGTAAAGTTGAAATTTCTGTTCCTTGACCACCTCTCTACGGGGTAACCAATAATCTTCCAACATGCTCATGTGTTTACGATCATCACGAATTTCTCCGGTATTTGCATCGTAAACAAGTTTATTGCGAAATCTATTCATCTGATCACGCATATATTGTTCTGCTTTATTCTTTGGCAATGAACCAACATCGATATAAAATACGCGACGCTCTGGTGCTCTTGACCTAACGGTAGATTACAGTAGCATCTTCAACCATTCTCAATTGATTGAGTGGCTTAATTGCTTTGTGTAAATAACCAACTATTCTTTTACTTGCAGTAGTCATATAACCCAGAATGGACATAGTTTATGCTATCTGCTGGATATTCTTAATCCCTTTGTATCATATGGATTTAATTTTTCATAGTTAGAAAATACATAATATTCCTTTACATCTTTGACTAGTGGAACATTTGCAAGTGTTGTATCTTTCTTTACTTCTCTTATCTTCTTTATTAGAAGCGGATCTATAAGACGAACTTCCTTCAATCCCATCGTTGGGTCGTCGTGTAATATGTGATGATAATACATTCTACCATCAACATACCATTTTCTAAAAATTTCAATACCCTTCTTACTAAAATTTAGTAGAGTATAAAATTATATCAAATTCACCATAGATAATATCTTTTATTTCATCTGGTATATTTACTTTATCCAAATCTAATTGAAGAACTTTACCAGTTGCATCTTCTGTTATTGCATCATTGCAATATCGTCAATTGCAGCATCCACTTCTGAATGCAGAGACATTTCTCTGTATTTTCTTATTAGTTCAACATCACCTTTGAGTGTTCCATCCAAGTCAATATATTGACCTTGAAAGCCCACCACCTTCGACAACACTAGCACCGTCATCAATTGCTTTCGGTACAAATGACTCTACTTTGTCTTGTGTGTCGTTCTTTTTTCCAAATGTAAAACCAAATAACTCAAATGCCATAATAAAGATCCTTTTCTAGAAGAAGAGTAAGGGGTTTGTGATGTCTAATTCCAAACCCATTACCACCTGCTGTTGATATACCGAAGGAATTGTTTCCACTACCTCCACCAGTACTTATGCCGAATGAATTTCCTCCTGCGGTGGTAACACCGAATGAGAATCCATTTCCTGATTGTGACTGGTTGTTTACGCTAGGCACCAACACCAGCAACATTGACTGCACTGTTTGTTTGGTATGGTGAGAGGCTCTGTCACGAAATATGAGTACTTAAAGGTTACTTGGAATTCTGAAACAGTATCATTTTGATCATAACCTAGTTGTACGGATGATACTAATTCTTACTTTATATCAAAGAACTGATACCATTTTACTATTTTGTAACTTCTGTCTAACTGTGCTACAGTAGCAACACCGAATGCTTGTCTTGGGTTTGGATACTGTGTTGAGTTACCAGCATGGGTATTAAACAATTCATTCCACAATTCAAATGTATTTCTTAATGTCATATTTTGATCATTGATTACATCAATAGTCCAATCATCATATGTACGATCTCCGGGATAACAGTGCCATACGACCGAGGTATGGAACATTTACTTCACCAAGATATGATTGTGGTAACATTGCTGCTTTGCAGAAAAACTGTAATTGTGGAAGTGGACTCAACGGGACAAACCAAATTTACAGAGTAAAGATTTGGTCTTGAACCGCCGTCGAAAGCGGACATGAATGAATTGATTGAAGAGTCGAGCCATTTTTATTTTCTCCTTGATACCTCTATTTATGCCCTTTTTTTATAATTATCCACCGAATTCTGCGAAATGTAACACCAGTTGGTGTTGCAACAAAGTTAAGACGAATGAAGTTGATGCTTCTTGCTGGTGCAATGAAGATATCTGCTACGAATTGATTTTGATCAATTACAGATGGTGTGTTGTTTGTTTCATCACATATAATTGCATATGATGTTACACCTCTCTTGCCCTGTACATCTCTTAAGAATGGTTCTACGAGTTGACGGAACTGAGCTCTTGTAAACGAATCGTTGAATTCGAAGAGTTGGAACTTAGCAGCAGTTGCAATGGTCTTTTCTAGAACATTGAAGAGTCTGCGTACATTGATTCTATCGAAAGCACTTGGTTTAGTTTGTAGTGTCTTATCACCAAAGAGAATTGCTCCTGATCCTTGGAAAGAAACTACTGGATTGATATTTACAGAATACAATTTATCTCTATATTCCTTTGATGGGTTCCATACCAACTTTACTATGTTATTGATACGACCACGATCTATAACCTGCTGAGTGAATACCAAGGTTCTTTTGTATTGTCTGTTCTTACACAGCAACCTGCAATATCACCACATAGTGGAACATAGATGAATCTATCATTGAATCTGTCGTATTGATATTTTGCATTTCCATCCATAACACCATATGAGGATGAGACCGATTACACCTCTATAGGTATTTAAAACATCGAAAACATCATCATCTGTTGTTGTTGTACCAATTTCATTTACAATTTCTAGTGGTTTTGCAGATACGAAAGCGATGCAGTCTTGTCTAGCAGCAGCAATTTCTATTACTTTCTTTGCATTTGTTGCATTCATGTGACCTGCGATTAGGAGAGAAACATCTACTTCTTCTGTGTTGCTAAACTCTCTTTCAAATGTATCAGCCTTTAGTGTAAATATACCTGCTTCATCATTTGAAGTAATTGGTAGTGTTTGTCCTCTACCATTCATTGTATATTGCTTTGTATAAAGAATTTCATAAGGAATTACTTCACCTGTTGAAGAATTAAATCCAATTTCGCTTCCCCATGATCTTTGTGTTTCCTGCTTGTGTTGTGTAGGTTCCTGCATTGTCTGTATCGTTACCTGTTCCTGGGTGTTCTCCACACCAAACATACAGCAGACTTGTTGTTATATAACATTTCTATAATAAATTGAAACACCATCTGCAGATTTTGCATCTGATGCTTTGGAAAGGTTTGGAATACCTCCAACACTGTTCCTTTTTGTCCTGAGAATGTACCGAGTTCATCGATAACTACTATGTGAATTTCGTCATCAACATTTGATGAGCCTGTTAAATTTTGCATAGTCTGATGTACCCAGGAGTTCCTAATTTATTAATCCATGTATCATGATATGCAGTTGAAATCGCATCTGTTTGATCTGGATCTGCCTGATCCACTACAATGACTGTTAGGCTTGTTTCTAGTGATCCTGGGTACTTAGCAGCAAATCTCCAATTGCAATCTGTATCAATATGTTCCAGCGATTGATTGTCTCTCGTAATCTTCTTGATTTGCAATTGTAAAGTCTGTACCAGAACCACAGTCTGTTGCATTATAAGAGTTGGTTTGGTTTTGCTCTTACAACTGTTAGAGCACCGCCGTAGGAAAGATAGTTAGCAGCAACGAACCAATCTATTGAATAGAAGACATCTGTTACGCTTCTAAATGGTTTGCCAAAACATTTTGTAACTTTTTCTTCTGAGTCGATTAGTACTTTTGGTCTACTGGGACCCCATTGAAATACGCCAACATAACCTGCTGAGTGTGGTTGCAATTTGTTGGAATCACACTGGTTAAGTCAAATTCTTTAATTTCTACTGCCGGGACTTAATTGGAATGCCATTTTCTCTCCTTATTCGCCCTATTTTGGCCTAAGGTTATGTATAAAAATCATTATTTCTATTTAAATCCTCCTTCCAGACAGTCCCAGTTTGATCAATTTCTTGATTTTGATAACCTATGCCATCGTCCAATACGCCAAATGGGGTCATCTCTATCTTCTAGTTGTTTGATCTTTTCACTAAATACGGTTTTTCTAATATCCATATTCGTTAAATCTTTAAAATAATTTTGAGTTGTTAACCAACCAAAAGAACCATACACATAACCAAGTCATCATTATGACCCGAATCTGCCTCAAAGGAATTATTTTTTGCAATAAATGATACTAGTTCTTGAATGATATCATAATCTGCTATAGTAGCTTTGTTGGATTCTATCAAAGACTTCAGCACAGAGCATCCTAGACGCTTTACAGCCTTCGTAGTTCGGAGTCCAAGTTGAACCTGACTACCTGCAGCAAATCCACCATCTAGGGTCTGACCCTTTCTACCCCGCATAGAGGACATTAAAATATTATCATATTCTAATTCGCTATGTAATAAATCTGCAACTTACTGTCCAATGTCGTTAATTTCGACTAAAATGTAAGCATCATTGTATTGTTTTGCTACAGGATAGAGTAATATTTGGGTAAATCCAATGGTGATATTTCATTATTTCTAAAGTAGCAACTACCTTATATGGTGTTTTTGTAATATCTAAAACGGTAAATGCATTATAATCATTACCAGTTCCTCTAGCGGTATCGACTGTTAAAATATAGGTATGATTGTTTTCAGATTCTTAGTATCAATAACTGGTTTTTCATAAACCTTCAATCCATCATCGGTAGTGTGTACAGGACTCTTGAAAACCATTGTTCTCAACTTCTCTGGAGAAATTAAAGTATTGGTGCTTCCGATAAAGTCACACTCGTGTTCTGTTCTGAACTTATCTTCACCCAAGTTTTGGATTTCTCTCTATACCAGTCATCATCTCTTCCAGGGACATCTGACCAATGCACATCTATCCATTTGAAACTGTTTTTCCTTCGTTGCTTCTATCCATAATTTGTAAAAAGATTTAAACCATATGGGTAGAAATAACTACCATCTTAGAAGTTTTACCAGATGTAATTGTTGGATAAACAGAACTATAAAAGTCGTTTGCTATGTTTTCAGGGACATGTGCGAACTCATCAAGAAGAATATAGTTGTAAGAACCACCACGGATAGCAGAATGCAGATGTTGCGGATGCTACTACTCTTGGAACCATTCTCGAGTTCAATTGAATGTTTATTCCATTCTTTAACACCTTGCTGTAACCACTTTGGTAGATTTTCATATGCCGTCTTCAAACGATCCATATGACCTTTAGCCTAACTTCTCTTTATTTGCTAGAATAGCAATGGTCTGGTTTGGATTGAACAGAGCATGGTGCAGAATATCTGATATAATTGTCGTTGATTTGCCACATTGACGGGGCATCTTAGCAATAACGAAACGATTGTCTCGTATTAAGTTTACTAGTTTTTCTTGGAACGGATACAGTTCAAAATTAACAAGACCCTTATCAAGGTTAACAATCTTGATGTAGTTTTTCATAAAATAGACAGGATCTTGAGAGCACTTTAAATATTCCTCAACTTGTTCTTGAGTAAAGTTGACTGGAACATTTGTTCTCTTTAGGATTCGGATTACCAAGATATGAATTCTTATCACCTATCATCTGTTTCTAATTGTTTAATTTCTTGCATCTTACCCTTCAATAACTTCTGTAATTCTGTAGTACTACCAACAAATATGGATTGATTGGTAATATTTTGGTGCAGATTGAGTAGAAGCAGGAGATTCTTGTTTTTATTTCCTTTTAATTGTTTATGTAATTGTAGAAGATCCTTATTTGCATCCGCTACACTTTTAATCAACTGTGATACGACTTCATATGCTCTTGGAGAATCACCTTCAGAAGCAACATGAAGAATACCGTTAATTGCTTTATTTCCCTTTTCTATAATACTATACAAATTTAGTCTTACGGCTTCAAAATCAGTAGTAGCAACATCCTGTTTTTCAACTGGTGTTAGTACTAATGGCTCTTGTTCTATTATTTCATTGGAAGTTTCTACATTAAAAACTTCGCTCAATTTTTCATCAATAGATTTTTTATCTTCCATAATATACCTCTCAATTATCTATAATTACGAATTTGTATCGTCACTATAGATTATATCTTGAAACAAATTTAATTGTTTATTTGCTGTATATTCAATAAAATTTTCTTTTAAATTTTGAATTAATTTTTCTTGTTGTTGTTGTAAAATTGTTTTTCGTCAGCCATATACTATATCCTTTAAGTTGCTTGTTTGCAGCAGCAATAAACTCTACATACATCATTTGATATACATTCTTCATAGTTGTCAGAACATGTTGTGCATGTGGCTCTGGTGGACAACATTCATTTTCCACACAGTAAACATCTGTTTGACATTCTTTGTAATAATAGTTATTGCAAAGATCGCATGGGTTATTACAACAATTATTTTGAACACATACTGGATCTGCTGAACACTCTGCATACCCTTCTTTAGTTCTACTCTTGTTGCATGGTGTACATGGATTTGGTGGGCAACAACCTTTTGTAACACATGTTGCATTTTGTATGCATGTAGCATAATCCCCTGGACAATTTTCACATGGTGGGGTTTCTCTGCAACATATATTCTTTACACATTCAAGTTATATTAGAACAATTTTCATTTCTACAACCAAAACATGGATCGGGTGGTGGTGCATTACAACATCCCTTATCTGCACAACCAGAAGTTGTTATACAAGTTGGATATGCTGATTCTTTATATGGTGGACAACTTGAACAAGGATTTGTACAACATGGTTGACCTGTTCCCCATGTATCAATACAGAAATTCTTATTTTGTTTATTAATACATGTTATATATTGATTTCTAGTATCGTCTTGACAACGACTAGATTTACAACTACAGCAACCAGGAACACCAGCATCTGGTGAGTTGCTACATCTTGGATCTGGGTGTGTGCATGAAGCATTAGGATGATCTGGATCATTCTTACAATCTAAGCATGTTGGTGTAGTTGGACAACATCCTGCTGCAACACATGCTGAATTTTTGTTACATTCGAAGTAATTTGTTGAACAACCTAAACATGGATTTGTACAACATGGATGATCCGGACTCTGTTGTGGTGGGACACAATCTGGGTTTGCTAAACATGCTTCATATTCTGCTTTAGTAGAGGATCTGCAATTATTTAAAATACAAGGAGCAAGACCACAACATCCATTCAGATTACATCCAGGATTTAATATGCATGTATAATAAGAATTGGGATCTGCATCTAAACAACCTTCGCATGGATCTATTGAGCAACAACCATTGGATGCACATGTTAGATTAGAATAACAATCTTGTGGATTTTCATAATCACAACCAGCACATGACGGAGGTTCTGCATATACAGCAACCTGCATTCTTACAGAATGAATCTTGCATACATGTTGTAAAGTCTTTGGAGCAGTTTGTACATGGATATACACAGCACCCTGCTTCATTGCAGCATTGATTTTGTTTACATGCCTTCCAGCCCATTTATTGTGGCTAGAATCTGGACAATTCATATTTGTACAATTGCAGTGTGAACAACAACCATTTTGAACACATTGTGCGTTTGCTTTGCATTCTGCACATGTATTTGGACAACCGGAACAAGGTTCTGTTTCTCTTCTAATACAACATTTGTTAGTTGCACAATAGGAACTTTCAATACACAATTGATATTCTTGTTCAGTATCACATACACCACCATTGTCTCTGCAATGGTTGCAAAGATCACATGGTCCGGGTGGTGGAGCATCACAGCAACCTTTAGCAGCATATGGTGATCTTTAAACACTGATTATAATCTTTTGGTTTTCCTATGCATGGATTTGTACAGCAACCAGCAGTTACACATGAAGGAGTTGTTCTACAAATATCATATCTTAATTTTGTATCAGTTAAACACTGTGATCTATTACATACACAACATGATTGATCTTGACATAAAGAATCTGCATTACCGCATGCAGTTGGGCTTACACAATGCACATGTAAACACACCACATGAACATCCTTTCTGTCTGTATATTGTTTAAATTCATTATTTGTTCCAGATTCTGCGGCCTTACATGCTCTCCATTTTTCTATGGTATCAATAATTGGCATACCTGAGCATGGATCACTACAACAACCAGAACTTAAACATGTAGTATTCGTTAAACAATTTTGATATTGTGTTACAGTTGTACTAGCACAAGCAGAGTCATTGCATGGACAACAATCTGTTTCTGGTGCTGAATTATTTTTACATCTTGTATCGGTACTTGTACACGAAGTAGAACCACAATACGAACACAAGAAAGAACCACAACATGCGTTATCTCTTAAACCACTGAATATACCAGTGTTTTGCAATACACTGGTCATATAATTGTGGTGTGGTTATTAAAGATAAAACTGGAACACCACTTAACTTACAAGGATCATCACAGCACGAAGATTGTGGACAATTTACTACACAATTCTCATATTCTGCCTTTGTGCTAGTTGCACATTCACTCTTTGAACAAATACAACATCCACCTTCCCATGTTTGACAAATTTGGGGCAGGTACACTGTTCAAAGTTTCTTGAACATTCACAATATGAAGTATCCAATTCACCATCACCATCCCTATCAAATGGTTGAGTACAATAAGAACAATTAAAATTACAACACTCTAATAGACTCCACTGTATATTATTAGCATTAGTATTAGCGGTATCTACACAATTCCAATAAATTGATGGAGCACCTGTACATGGATCTGGATCCACAACAATTAATATTTGGACAAGATGCAATACAATTTAACCATTCAGATTTTGTAAATCCCATTGATGTATCTGATGCGCTGACAAACTGGATTATCATCACATGTACAACACGATGGACATTGTGAAAATGTGGTGTTTGCACAAACTGTCACCGGATCCGAACCACACCATGAACAATTCCAATTTCCACAACATGCTGTATCAAAGCCTTCCAAATCCAGAGTAAGCACCAGTTCTTGTTATGCACTGATTATATGTCACTCCATCTGTTGGTGCTGGTATAGATGCACATGGAGTTTACACAACAAGCCTGGAGTTGGACAACCACCTTGTGCTATAGATTTGATGCAATTTTCATATTGTGCTTTTGTTGTTGTAGCACATGCTGGAATATTACAGACACAACAACCATTACTGGAACATAGTGGTTCAGAATTGGCACACACTGCTACTGGATTAGCACCACACCATGTGCAGTTAAATGATCCACAACAAGCAGGATCATAACCAGCGTATATTCCCTGACCTGCTATGCATTGTTTGTAAGAGGTTATACTTGTTGGTGGTGTTCTTGTACATGGATTTGTACAGCAGTTACTATCTCTACAAATTTGAGTTGCAGAATTTAGAGCGTTTATACAATTTTCATATTGTGCTTTTGTTGAAGTTGTACAAACAGAATCATTGCATACACAACAATCTGTTCCAGGACTTGAAGGGTTCTTACATCTTACATCTGTGTTTAAACATATATTTGGTTGAGTACCACAGTATTCACACTTGAATGTTCCGCAGCATGTACTGTCAGTTACTGTACTGAATTTACCTGTCTTTGCTAAACAAGCATCATAGTCTGCTACTGTCTTGATTTCTGACTGTGCTTCTTTTCCACCAGTTGTTAAACATGGATTTGTACAGCAGCCATTTGTTGTGCATTCTGTATGTGTTAAACAATTCTGATATTCTGTTATTGTATCTGATGCACATTGTGGGTCAGCACATGCACAGCATCCACCTTGAGGAATACTTGTATCACTAAATCCTTTTCTACAATTTGGATTTGGACTATTGCATGGATCTGAACCACAATCTCTTAAACAATCTTTTATACAACACCCAAACTGCATGCATATTGAATCCTCTTCACATAACCAATAATCATAAGTATTAACACATAATGGTTCTAAAGTTGCACAACTATCTACACAACATTCCTGACAAGGACATGATATAATGCAATTTTCATATTCTTGTTTAGTATTTGTAAAACATTCTGTTCTTACTTGGCCGTCTGCCTTAACACATGGACTTTGACCACATGAACATCCAGTTATATCTGGGTCACAGATACCACCAGATGCATAATCTCCCAATCTATTCTCGCAATTAAAATATTTTGTACAATAATCTGGATCGGTTGGATTTATTAGACAAGTTCCCGGACATGCTATAGCACAAACCAAGACCCCAATCTTCCCAAAATTTACAATTTGGAGAATTTTGTGTTTCTGAAAAATTTAAATCACTACAATAAACTGGTTCATTATTTGCATCCATGTATGCTATTGTTGTTTGACAGGAACAACCCAAATCATCACCTATTGAACCCAATCCACATGGTTTATAGTTTCCAAGAGAACCACATAAACTGCCACAAGAATTGGAAACACAGAAATAAGAATCCGATCCCGGTTGTAAATTTATTGGTTTATTTATTCTAGAATAACAAAGTCTTTTTAAATCTCTATCTGTTATATCTTCGCAATTTTCTAAATTATCACAACCATAATCTGCTGCATCATCATAAAGTGCAGAGGAATCTGAAAATATACTATTACATGTAATTGCTTCTATGTAAAGTGTATCATAAACTGCACCATATGTCTCACCAGCATCACTATAACCTTCTGCACAACCTGTATCTGCTGGAAAAAGTTTAGAGTGAATACCATCAGCTTAGTGGTTTGTAGCATCTTACTTCGCTAACTGCATGGCCAATTTGTTTTTTTCTCCGAAGCAGGATAAAAGGTTTGTTGATTTGTACCTATATACCAAAATTGTTTACATTTACAACAAGCATTTGGTGAAGTTGCGTGACAGTCTCCCCCTTCCTACACCATTAGCACAACAATTTTCTTTCATTATTATTTAATGAATTTGGTTTGCAATAATGTCTTCAACAGGGTTTGTTGTTCCAACAGCATGGTGACTCTCCTACAATTACAGTTACCATCAGAACAAGGTTTTATACATGAGTCAGGTGTACAATCTGGACACGGATTTGGTGTGCAAATGAACTATATCTAACAGAATCTAATTGTTTTATTGTATCTTCTACTATTTCTCTTTTTACATCAGAAATATTTTGAATTAAATTTGGATTATTTAGATCAAGATTTGGTGCTGCTTGTCCTGTCATAAATGATGACAACATATTGATAGATTTATTATCAAGTTGCTGTTCATTAGCATTTTGAGTTGGTTGATTATCTATAAAATCGTTTAAATTAATTCTATTAATTTCTGGGTTTGTCATTTTATCCCGCACTTGTTGTATATTCTGGCGGTGTAGATATATTTCTCTTTATCCAAACTCCCCTCTTGATTGTGATGTGATATCTATGACTATAGTTTGTGGTATATCAGTATCAGTTCCAACTCTTGTTAATTTTACTTTACCTGTTTGATAGAATTTTTCTGGTGGTATAGTAATTCTCCAAATGTATATATCAGTACCTTCAAGTTTACCTCATGATTAAATATTTTGTAAATACATCTGGGAATGTAATTCTATCAACAACTGTGGTTATATCACCTGTTGAATTTGAACAAGGAATTGTTAATCTATTATCACTTAATACTCTCCTCATCTAAAATTTGCTGCATTTTTAAAGTGCTTCCTGCAAATAGATTTAAATGTCTTGGTGCGTGTAGTAAGTGTGATATATTTGTTCAAACCAATGTGCATAATATGAAATTTCATTATTATCATACACCAAACCACCTAATTCTCTTGTTGGCTATGGTTGCAAATGGCTGATTTATAATAATTAATATCTGATCTTAAAGTGTGCTCATTTCTTTAAGTTCATCTACAATAATTTTATGTGATAACTCTTGCTTCCACTTTGAAATAAAGAGTATCATCTTACTTTCCCAATAATAACCTTTGATTGTTAATGGACTTGTGACATTGGCCAAAGGAATACGAAACTACCCAATTATTGCACCACTACCACCCACAATTTCCAAAACTTTAGATGTTGGATCTTTTGTTCATCCTGATGGTGCATGTAATTGCATCTTTGGTATTATTGTTCCCGATATCAATTGAGTAACTGCCATATTTTTGCCCGAGTATTGTTGCTTTAAATTCTGCTGTTCTCATTGGATCTGAAACTGGATATCTCTGAATACCACTTTCTCCTGATTCACCACCATATGGAGATAGAACATGTGGAATCCACTCTATATTTTTCTAAATCATTTTTGGAGGTTAGAGCATAACCAGATCTTATTAAAGTATATGTTTCTATACCAATATTCTATTGGCATTTTAATAATATTTGAACAATTACCATCTGGAGAATAAAATGGAGTATCTGCTGCATAAGTTTGGTTCATCATAATTTGAAACTGGATATGAAGGTCTACCACACCCCATATCGTAAGTATATAGGCCATATTATATTTTTTAATCCACTTACACTGCATTGTATAAATTAACTCTCTGTCATAGTTCTATCGTTATGTACATTAGGAACATATTTCATTGCATCGTTAGAATCTTGCTAGAGTCAATGCTTCTTCTGCTGAAACAGGTTCTACTTCATAATGAATATATCTTACACATTGTTAAATTCTGGGAATTTATCTAATGCTTCAACGAACTGTTTATTAATATAAACATTGAAATACTGATGTCACCTGCCCACCGCATTCCAAGCAGCAATAACATCTGTTGCCCAAAAGAATAAGCACTAAGTCCTGCACCGATCGCCCAATCCGGTTGGCCCGAATTTGAGTCTTAATCTTCCTGCTGTTTTTCTTGGTATCAGCGAAACATGAATCTGGAGAACCTGTTTGACTGTTTCCAGTTGATGGTGCACAACCATAATGTGTCCAATATGTTGAAGGATATTTGCCAACAGGTGGGTGCAGTTTCTCCGGGTTTTACAGCTGCGTTTATATATGGTTCTAGTAAATAATACCAATCAGATGTAACCTAAATTTCTACCAGTTAGATCATTGAATCTAGAAACAAATTCTTCTGCAAATGTTTTATTGGTTACTGGGCTTTTAGTGTTGTAAATCTTGAGTCTGCAGTTATTGCTTTAAATATTCTAGAGTCCTGTAGTCTTCTAGTTCCATCTCTATTTGGGAAATATCTTCCTGCACTTTCTAAATGCCATATGTATTGTGATTCTTTATCATCCAATAAATAATCAAATTTTAATCCTTCATCTTTACACCTTTGTAAGAATGCAGTTACAGATGATTGACCATCTTCTGCATTTTTATTGAACCAAAGTGTTGGGAATCTTTTTCCATCATATACTGTTCCATCTGTCGTATTTGCATAATAATCAACTGTAACATCTTCAAATACTTATCTCTCCACCAAGGAAATAAACCAATCTTCTACCTTCTGGTATTGCATTTAACCAAGATTTAAATGTGCCAATCGAATCCTTTACTCCTGTCAAGGAGTAATGGATCTCTTTGACCATTGCTTCCATTAAATCTTACATTTACTAGAGGAACTATTGCTTTTGTATTGCATAATTTGCAGGATTACCATGAAGAAATTCATTACCCCACCAATGCATAATCTGCAACATTTATTGGAGTAGAAAATTTTAATTCTGCCAGTAACTTCCCTGAACTAGAAGAACCAGAAGTAACAGTTTTATAAACATAAGTTTTGAAGCAGACAATGTTGGATCTATATCATAATATGTTGATATATCATTTTCTATTATTTTGTTGCTATCTTTTTGGAATGAAGAACTAGTTTCTGTTGTTTTTCCTATAAATTTCTAAACTATAATCCAGGAGTACAATAGATTACCAGTTTATAAAGTTTGAATTATCACGCAGATGCTGATAAAATTTCTCCAGATGTATTTGGAACACAGAAAGAAACATCTGGTAATAGTCATCATCCTGTATTTTTGTTAAAAGTGTATCCTCAATATCTCTAACATATATTGATCTTATACATATATCTATTTTCTATGTCATAAGATTTAACTTACTAATAATCCAATAATTATAATAGATAAATTAAAAACCACGAATTCTTTGTTTAGCAGAATCATAGCAAAAGTTTCATAGTTTCTGAAATCTTCTTTTGTTATTTGTCTACCCCAGAAATCTTTATTTAAATCTGATATATCAAATAATAAATTATCACAATTTGTGTATATACTTGATTTTTTCATTTCCAAGATAACAAGTTGATATCAGAGGATATATGTCTTTTTCTATTCCTGTTTTACGCATCCAATCCATACATGCTTCTATTGAATCAAATATCTGTTGCTGATTCCAATCTCTACCATGTATATTTTTTATAGTCAAAGGACTTATACAATTTGCTGGATTATTATCATCACCATTAAACATTGGATAATATGAATATACTTGAACAGTAAAGAAATCTTGTATTTGTTCATTATTTGACCCAATCTTGTATCTGATAATAATAATTTCTTCTATTAAATCTTTCTTCATCTGATGCGAGTTGTAATGATTTTCCATTAATAGGATCTTGTGGTGCATATGGTAATGAATAGTGAGCAAACTTTGCATTTAAAAATATATCTGGAATATTATTTTGTGCTCTAAATGAAGCATTTGCAATTATTTCTTTTGCTTTCCGGAATCATACCTTTAGCAAAATTTACAGTAAGTGCCATGTGCCAGAACCCCATCTTTCTGCATTTGCTACTGGATGCAATCCACCAACCAAGAATTGAAGAATACATAGGGTTTTCAAAATCAAAAACTATCAATGGTATCTCACCCATATGTTCAACTGGAGTTTGAGTACCATCAACTGTATCTTCGTTGATTTTTCTTATATAATCATTATACTCCTGAGCAGCACGGATAACTGCTTGTTCCATTGTTTTTGTTAAATCTGCTTTTTTAAATGTGGCTATCATTGTATCTTCATTACCACTATTTGGCATTACTGCACCAGTTGAATCATAATACTTCTGATAAACCATAATATATTTTCTAGTACTTGGATTATTTTTTAAATATTTTGATTCTGCTCTAATAGTAGAACCATCGGTTGTTGAAGATCCCCATGTTGCAGGTTGTGCATCCTGTCTATCGTAATAAATTGGTAAACTTGTTAAATCGGGAGTAACTGAAACATCCTCTATATTTTCTTGTTGGAATCCAGCAATTAAATGAACGGGTATTTGATCAAAATTGGAAACAGTTTTATTGGTGAACTAGACTTCAAAGAGAAAAATTACCATTGATTGTATCTACAAAACCAGCATCATCTACTTCCATTTATGATTGTATCATTTGTAGTTACCCAATTGTTATTTCTTTGATTCCAAACGGTATAAGTGTTTGTTAATCTTGGACTATTATTTGGTAATCTTCCTGGTTTAATATGAATATTGTTGTTTGCATAATTTTTTCTCTTATAATTCCACATTTACTTTCAATAACTGAGTTGCAGAATCAAAGTATAAGAAAGATTTAGGGTTTACATCTTGCTTAATACCAAACAACTCTGGATATTGTGTTTGATATACTGTGGATCTTATATCACAATTATTAAGTGCACCCCATTCTTTGTTATTTGCTTCCCATATTCTTGGATATTACCAAATGTAGTGGAATTTGGATCGCTAATGTTGTACCCGTTCCAATTCATCATTACACCCCAACCTAAGAAGTTTCCAACTTCTGAATAGCCAGTGACTACCCCAAGGATCTGGTTTATCATTTGTGTTTTTTCCCATTGTGTAATCTGAGCAGTATCAATTTGTGCCTGCGTCCATGAATCATAATACAGTGCATTCTCATTTGATCCAAATGGAATTTCACACTCTATGAATATGTTATTACTTGCAACAACATCTATACCATAATTTGCGAATATAACACCCATAGTGTCTTTACCCATAGAGTTTGAACACTTATAGAATATATTACCATATACAGTAAGACCAGAAGCATGATTATCAAATATATTGCAGAGGTTCCATGCAACCGTTTGCTGATGCATTTACTTCATTATTTGGATCTTTGTTTGTGCGAGTTGTACAAGAACCAACATTAGCGGATGGGAATTTGGGAGGATGCTCGTAATTGTGTTTTTATGTCTCTAAATAAATTGTATCTAATAATATTTCCTCTATTTGATATATTAGACCAAGTAGGAATTACCACAATCATCACACTCCTGTATAGCATCCTTTATGTTATTATATTCTATAGTGATATTATTGCCATAAAAATGAATTGCACCAGAAAGCAAATCATAGAACTTATTTTTTCTTACAGTTATCCCAACACCATGATTTTAATGCACTGGAAGAAGACATCCAAAGCATTACTTTATTTGTTTTAGTAAATGTGGAATTTTTTACTATATGATTGCACTCTTCTAATTTATTTTGTCACCACCAGCAACAAATGCACCGTCTTTGCCTGCTGTCGTGAATAAAACAGTTATCAATGGTTACATTTGAACCACCCATAACTCGATTCCTCTTTTCTTATATTGTAAACTTCACAATTTTCTATTTTGACATCTTTACAATCAATTACATCTATGCCATTACCACTTGTATCTGAAAAATTTATGTTTCTAAATGTTATATTTCTAGCACCAACCATTTTAACAATAGCGTTTAATCTTTCTCTTTCAAAATTTGTTGCTTTGTTATCTGAACCATAATTTATAGTCTTTGAAACATGTATTTTGCTATTGACTTGTTAATGGTTCAATTGAGCTAAATGTATAATTTTTTATTCGTTCTATCCAATATAATATTGACCTGGAGAATTCAATTCTTCCAAAACATTTAAAAGATACCATCTTCTTGGATGTGGATTTGCCCAACAATCTTGTCTCCAAGGTTGATTTGTTGTTGACCATTTTCTTGTAAGTAAGGCACCATTTGATTCTCTATATGATGTTTGAACTGCACATGTGCTTGTATCGACACTTAATTGTGTTGGTAATGGTATAGTTTCTGTTCCAAAAACATTTTTGCATGTACATGTTGTTGTCTGAGAAGTTAAATATCCTCTAGAATAACATGCTTCATTAAATTGAACTAGACCATAATTAGATGCATGTGAATTAATTTTTATAGTTCTATCTGTTTTATTAATATCTAAAACTTTAAATCCTTCACATACTCCAGTCATAACGAGTTCCCATTATAACAAACATTTCATTTGTAGATGGATTTGGCCATTTACTAATTATAGAATCATAAACTGAACTATATCTGAAAATTCCATCAGTTCCCCATTTAACTTTTGGATATTTACCATTCATAAATGTTGTAGATGGATATGTTTTATAATTACAATCTGTGGGGTTGGTATTGCTATAACAAGGAACTTTTCCTGTGCAATCTGCAGTTATACAGTCACACTTATCAGATGTAGTTGAACCGGCTTCAACAACTTCCGTAACTTCAGCATATCCTGCAGATGAAGCCATCTAGCCCAAATTGTATGGTTGATCATCAACTGATATTTCGGGTATTGGTGGCAGATCCACTTCCCTTATGACAATATGGATTTGTTTGATATAAAGCATAAGGTAAAATATATTCACTACATGTATTTGTTAATTGATCACTTTGATTTTCCCAAGAACCATGCTCAGTATGTTGTAAATTTACCAACATCGAATGAGGAACCAAGGTCATAAACATAGACATTTCCTTTTGCATTAGCATGTAACTATATTATAAGTTGTTGAATCTAATGCTGAGGTCAAAGTGTAAAGAACTTGGATTTAATGTAGATGCTGCAGTAAATTGAACATTCTCTGGTCGCATATACCGTTTCTTGTGTGTCATTGTATGCATCAATTGTTTGTTTTATGTTTAAATCAACAACATATTGTGATGTTGTAATAACTGCTCCATTCAATCCCTCTCCCAATTTGCCTTCCTTCCCCAAGCATATACCTTTCCGGATTTCGATAGATATAACATTTTCATCACCAACAGAAATTTTTTCTATTTGATAAGAGAGCATCTACATCAATACCAAGAGGCATGTCTTCTGTTGCGCTTCACCAAACATTCAACTGTTCCATTTTCCATTACCCAACAAACACCATTTGAACCACCATCAACTGCAACTGCTCTGGTTCCATCTTCAATATATTGAACTGGTATATATTGAGTATTTGTGCGTTACATCTATTCCAACATTTTCCCCAAACATATGGAATTCACACCCTTTTATACCTGCTCTAAAAAACAGAGTGCTCGTATGCATCGATAAACTCATCATCTATTAATTCATAAGTATCGGGTTTTTAGATGCTGTGGATAAATTTTCAACATAATAGTTAAATATACTATCTGCACTTAGTATTTTGTGGTTATGAATGGAGTATCCATAGTTGCTAAATCTGCAGAACACCACACAACTTACCGTTATCTGAAATACCAATAGCATCATCTTCTCCCAATTCTATCTTTTTTAAACTTTCTTCCTTTGAAGGTGTGGCTGTTTATCGTTATCTGTAGAATTGTCGTTGTAAAAAGTTATTCTATCATATGTTAAAGGATCACCATCCCATGTCAAAATTCACTTTATCTGTGTCTGAAGGAGTCTATAATTTTAAATACTATCAATTCATTATCTTCTGTCAAAGCAGCAAATTTACCATATCCTGCTGTGACGCTTATATCTTTAAATTTTAAATTTGGATAATTATTAACTATAGTATAGAATATATCACAATTTGTTGATGGACTGGTGATTGTATTATCTTGCCAGGTTCCCCCACACATAAACTTTTCCGTTGTTTAGTAAAATTGCGGTGTGGTTATCTGATGTATCAATTTTAACTGGTTTTAGATTTGATCCAGCACTGAATTTAAAGTAAGTATAACCATCACCACCATAACCAGTGTCGGTGGTTTCTATTGTTATATTTGGATCTATGTTCTGTAGACATTCGCAGCGACTAATTTGACCAGTTGTATTCTGACCAAACATAAAAACTCCACCATCCTCCATTATAACACTTAACGCTGCAGTACCGCTATTTACTGCTACCGCTCTTGTACCAGCATCTACATCTTTATTTACACCTGCACTGATATGCTTCATAAATTGTTGGTAACTCTTTTGTAAATCCAGAGTTAAATGATTCTAATACTAAGGGGGAGTTGCAAAACTATAAACACCTTCCCTTATTATTATTTTAATTTGTTCATTAGCATAACTAGTGCTTTCTGCTATGTCTCTTGCTCTTTCAACGGTTTTTACTGGACCCAGTTCCGTGTGTGTTTGCATCTGGTTCTTCACCAGTCCAAGAGTCATTACCTTCATTTATAGAAACATATATTATTTTCATTTTTATTCCAATTAGATAGTTTTAACTATATATTAAATTTCATTTATATCCCAAAGATTTATGTTTATATCTTTGATCAAACCAGATGTTCTTACAGGATTCATATAAGAATGTTTTGCTGTAAATTGTAAGTCCCAAGTAAGGACTCTTGTTTCATCTGAGAATTTTTGATCATATATTTCTGAAGGACTTATACTATTTAAAATAATAGGTATATCGACTCTTTCTAATGAATTATCCAAAACTTTTGGCTTTATAGTTATGGTAAATTCGGGAGTAAAGAGATGGTAATATTTGTTCTATTATTTGTAATCCATCGTCTATATTTCTTGTATAAACATACAACTCAAAATCAATATTGTATGGAACATCTTCGTAGCGATATTTGAAT